TGTTAAATTAGAAAAAAAGGATATTTTTTATGCAAATGAAAAAGGAAAATTATTTCAAGAAAAGGATATGTACAAGACCGTAGATGAAGTTTGTGCTATGCTTTTGGCGAAATGCAAGGCAACTATAAATGATTAAGATTTTAGATCGATTAAGAGGAATACTTTTTTTCTGGAATAATGACGTTAAGATAAAAAGAGGCAAACGATCCTTTTTTTCTTTTGGCTTTATATTTGGATATAGGGTTAAATGTGATGTCATGTTTACAGATTCTTGTTTATACAAATACAATAATCGATTTGATCAAGACATAAATACCTTATTTGGTTTTACATCTCGATTGTTTTCAGGCCAGCGTAAAAATAGTGCTAGATTTGGATGGAATTGTGATGGTGATGGCAAAATTAGCCTATATTGCTGTGTATACGACCATGGTGTTAAGATCGTTGAAAAATGTGTATCAGTAGAAACCTTTATTCCATATGGCCTTAAAATACATGAAACAAGGGGCACATATCGCTTCATTATAGACAAAAAGGTTATTTTTATAAAAAAGAGTAAACGGGGCAGGTTTAAATTAAGACGATTTATTAAGCCATTTTTTGATGGAAACATGACTGCCCCCTCTGACATGGAAATTTATATGAGAATCAAGTGATACAGGAAGATGAAATAACTTTAGAAATAAAAGACTTTATAAAAGACCCCCTTTTTAAAAAGAAAGTGGAACGCATCTATAAGGCATCTTTAAGTAAAAATGAAGAGGGAAATTTTGAATTGTTCCATACCATGATGTATGTCGCATATTTACAAATTAAAGATAAAACCAAATATTCATTTGCTGGACTCATTTGTGACCATGTAGAACAAATCCATAGCTTTAAGTCAGAGGGTAAAGATCAAGATCGTATAAATAAAGCACTCGACACTTTGTTGTTGCTAGAAAAAATAGGTAGTTTTAAAAAAGATGACTTTTGAAATAGGTAAGTATATAAATGAAGATGTATTCAAGCAATTAAAAAGAACGGTATATAGTAGATCATACTATGAGTTTTTTAAGGATGCTTATCTGGCCTTGCACCCAGGTGGAATATACTCGGACAACTGGCACATAAAATATCTCTGTGATATTCTTCAAGATGAAGCCTTTAGAATAAATGTCAATAAAGCAAAGGGTAATGATATAATTATCAATATGCCCTTTAGAGCAGCCAAATCACTAATTGTATCAGTTGTGTTTCCTATATGGTGCTGGACAATAGATCCTACAATGAAATTTATCTGTGTTTCTTATACTGCTGATTTAGCTATGGATTTGGCCAAGAAATCAAGACAGCTAATGAATTCACCATGGTTTCATGAATTTTATGGAGATAAGGTGAAGGTGACTACTGATGCCATTGGTTCTATTACCATTGCTGGTGGTGGAGTCAGATATAGCGTTGGTACTGGTGGTACTGTTACTGGTAAGGGGGCAGATATAATAATACTCGATGACCCCTTGAACCCTAAAAAATCTAAATCTTTAGTAGAACGTAAAAATGCAAATGATTTCTATACTGGCACTTTATATAACCGTTTGAATCAGCCCAAGGTGGGTGTTAGAATTGTGGTTATGCAACGACTACATGAAGAAGACCTTAGTGGGTTTTTATTAGCCAACAATCGATCTTTTTATGATCACATTTGTATTCCAGCCGAATTAGCGAGTGAAAAAGATCATGCCATTTTATCGCCAAAGGAACTAGAAGAGAATTATATAGATGGATTATTTTGGCCAGATCGTTTTGATCGCATAGAGCTAAATAACTATAAAAAACAAATGGGTTCATCAGAGGCAGCAGGACAATTGCAACAACGTCCAGCCCCAGATGAAGGTAATATGGTGAAAAGGTCTTGGTTCGACATGGTGGATGCAGAGTCAGTTACCTTAGACTTAATTAATAGTCCCATGAATTTTTACCTTGATACTGCTGAAACCGCTAAACAAGAAAACGATGCTACGGGTATTTTGGTAATGTTTAAGAAAGATAATATTGTATATGTAGCTAATGCTCAGGAGATTAGAAAAGAATTTCATGAGCTGGTAAAATATATTCCACAGTTTTGTATAGCGAATAGATACAATCAGAATTCAAAGGTAAAGATAGAGCCCAAATCTTCTGGTAAGTCTGTGGTGTCTCAATTAAGGGCTTCTACTATGCTAAACGTTGTAGAGCTGCCATCACCTAAAGATGACAAAATTACTAGGCTAAATGCTATTTCACCTCTATTAGAGTCCCGTAGGGTTAGAGTTATAAAGGGTTCGTATGTTACTGCTTTTATGGATCAACTATGCACTTTCCCCAATTCTACTAATGACGATATGGTGGATGGATTTGTGCATGGAGTTACAGACCTATTGATGGAAGGCGATTTTGACTACATGTTCCTTTAATTACAAAAGGACATTGTTTTTTCTAGTGTTTGTTCACTACTTTCATACACATCTGATGCAAATAGGGGCATGACTTCATCGTTTTCTAGCTCTAAATCAACTAAGTTGGTTACGCCTGAAAAGTAAAGAATTTTTTGAAAATCAGTTGTCGGGCTTCTTTCAATGGCATCCAGAAGTATCTTCATGATTTTCAGGTTCTTATCTTTTGTATCAATCTTTTTGTCCACAAATAAATATAATCAATGCAGATCTTAAATGAAAAAGTGTATATTTGTTAAATGCTAAAAAATTATAATTGGTTTATCGGCATTGATCCTGGTAAACAGGGATTCGCCACCTTATTAACTGACAACGGTGTTATTGGAAAATATCCTTTACTTGGAGACCCCAAAATTAACAGATATGATTCGTTAATTAATGTATTAGAAAACCTTGATCCCATGAAAACAATTGTGGGGTGTGAAGATTTACATGCAATGTACAGTGTAGGTGCAAAGCAGACATTCCAATTGGGTAAATCCTGTGGTAAAATAGAGGGTATATTAGAAGCCATGAATTTTCCATATGCCTTAATTGCACCTAAAACATGGCAAAAAGAAATGTTTAAAGAAGTACCGCAGCTTTATTTTAAGAAATCAAAAACTGGTAGATCCACTAAAGACAATAAACAGATGTCGATATTGGCTTGTCAGAAATATTTCCCAGATGCGGATTTAAGAAAAAGCGATAGAGCTAGAGTCCCGAATGACAATGTATGTGATTCGCTATTGATAGCTAAGTATGTACGTGACGTAATTTGTAAAGAGATATGAGTGATATAGATTTATTTAAAGGAGAGTGCCTTGAAATTATGCAAGGCATGGTGGATTTAGGAATAAAAGTAGATGCTATTATCACAGATCCTCCTTATGGAACTACTGCTTGTAAGTGGGATTCGGTTATTCCTTTTGAGCCTATGTGGGAGCAGTTGCATAGAATTATAAAACCTAACGGGGCTATTGTTTTATTTGGTAGTGAGCCGTTTAGTAGTGCATTAAGGATGAGTAATATTAAAAACTTTAGAGATGACATTATTTGGTTAAAAAACAAGGGCGGTAGTGGCTTTGGGGCAAAACAAAAGCATATTAAGGTGCATGAAAACATTATTGTATTTTCTAAATCTTCTAAATACCAATATTTACCACAGAAATGGGGAGTGACAGATAAAGAATTCTTAACTAAACGAAAAACCTTTAAGGAAGTAGAGTTTGGAAACACGATCTATGCAAAATCTGTAAGGAAATATAAAAAAGACGATGGCACTAGAAATCCATTTAGTATAATTTGTTATCCAGTGCCAATACCGCAGGCGAAAACAAAAACTTATAAATTTGATATAAACGCAAGAGTTCACCCAACACAAAAACCAGTAGAACTAATGGAATACTTAATTAAAACCTACACCAATGAAGGTGAAACAGTGCTTGATTTCACAATGGGTTCAGGATCAACAGGAGTAGCAGCTAAGAACTTAAACAGAAACTTCATAGGAATTGAACAAGATGACAAATACTTTGAAATAGCAAAAAACAGAATAAATGAAAATTAATTTAATAAAAGGCGACTGCTTAGAGGAAATGAAAAACATTCCAGACGATAGTGTTGATTTTATTTGCTGTGACTTACCTTATGGCAGCACTTCAAATGATTGGGATAATGCAATGCCTAATAATTTGCTGTGGGAGCAATACAAAAGAATTATAAAGAAGGGCGGTGCTATTGCTTTGTTTGGTACAGGATTATTCACCTACAAACTTGCATTAAGTAATGAAAAAATGTATAAGTATGAAATTGTATGGCATAAAAGCAAAAGCGGAAGTGCTTTTACTGCTAAGTATAGACCAATTGCAAAGCATGAGAGTATTCTGATATTTGGTAGCGGAAAAGTTAAGTACAACCCTCAATTAATAAAAGGAGAGCCTTACTACAGGAAAAGAAAAGCTAATAAAGGCAGTAAACCTAATAATCATAAATTAGGGGTAACAAACGATAGCGAGACTGTTAATTATGGCTTTAGATACCCAGGGACAGTGCAATTTTTTCAACAAAAATGGAGAAGACAAGATCAGCTCCATCCCACACAAAAACCAGTAAGCTTAATGGAATTTCTAATTAGTTCATTTAGTGACGAAGGAGATCTTGTTTTGGATAACTGTATGGGATCAGGAACAACAGGAGTAGCGTGTAAGAATCTAAACAGAAATTTCATAGGAATAGAAATGGATGATAAATATTTTGAAATAGCTAAAGAAAGAATTGAAGAAATATGAGTAGAATAACCCTATATGAAGAGAGTTTTCAGTGTAATGACTGTGAGCATTATTTTAAAGAATATGTTTGGTCTAATCGTGAAAAAAACCCTGTATGCCCAGAGTGTACTAAGGAAAATGTAGATGTTCGAGAACAGGGTGATGGACACGCCTTTACTATTATTTCTGGAAAACACAAAAAAGGACGTACTAAAGCAGAAGCAAAAAAAAGAGCTACTGAGCACTTTAAGAAAGAAATTATGCCTACTTTGGGAGGTAAAGACAGAAGATATTTTGAACGCAAACACGGCAGACAGGGATAATGGGGCTTATTAAGTGGCTACAGACATATAATATTGACTTTGAACAACAGGGCAGTGTCTACGTGATAGATGGTAAAAGATATTTGCATGTACATCGTGTGCAGGATTTTACCTTTGACGATCAATTTGAGATTCAGTTCACAGAGAAAACCATAAAGGACTTAGAGTCGTGTGATTACTATATGTTTTTATTTGGCACTAAATACTATTATAGTCGTAAAGAATATTTTCAGATACAGCCTTTAAAGTACATAGGTATGTCAATTGGGGCTTCTGAGGAACTTTACGCCTTTTTAGGTGTTCATGGTAAGTATGAGATTTTAAATGGCACTAGAAGCTATCAGGATTGGTGTAAAAAGGCTAAATTCTCTGGCTATAAATCGTTGGGTATTGCCGAGCATAATACATTGGCAGGCGTAATAGAGTTTCAAGGTGCATGTGAGCAGTATGGGTTAAAATCCATTATTGGCATGCAGGCCACCGTTATGGGGGCAAAAAACATTAAATATGACGTAAAACTTTATTGTAAAAGTAAAGTGGGATGGAAAAATTTATTAAGCATTCACAGATCCATAGAAGAGAATGCTGGCTATATCAATGAAGGCGACTTTTTTAAACTAATGGATGGTCTCTTTATTGTGGTGTGCACCGATACTGATTTAAGTAATCTGTTTATCTTGTCTTCTATGACAGATGTATATTATCAAGTGGATTTTGCCGAGTTTAAATCTAATAGTACCGATTTAAAGCGACTTAATTATTTAAAGGCTTACTTTGATAAGCACATGGATGAGTTTAAGCCCGTTGTAATACAGGATGCATTTTATTTAGACAAAGAAGATTCTTTTACTAAGATATTGGTAAATGAAATCGGTGGTTCTGGTTTCTATAATTTATCCAAAAACCAATACCTAAAGTCTTTTCAGGAATTATTTATTGAATGTGCACCTCTTTTTAAAAACAAAGAGCTCTTAATGCAGTTGTTTTCTGATGGCATTAAAAACACAAATGATATATGCGACAACTGTAACTACACCATAGTTAAAGAACAGTCTTATTTACCAAAGTACATTTTTAGTGAACAGGAAAAGCAATTGGCCTCTAGCAGCAGTGATCTCTTTATGCACTATGTTATGGAAGGGTTTCAAAGAAAAGTGTCTGCTATGGGCTTAGATGAAGCCGTATATATGAAGCGAGTTGAAAAAGAGGCGATGGTGTTATCTAAGGGTAATGTGATTGACTATTTTTTGATACTAAAGGACATTATTCTTTATTGTAAAGGTAAAAAGATACTCACTGGTATTGGCAGGGGTTCTGCTGCTGGATCTTTGATAGCATATTTGCTAGATATAGTGGAAGTAGACCCGATTGCCTACGGCTTACTATTTGAACGTTTCTTAAATGAGGCACGTTTAATGAAGGGTACGTTGCCAGATATTGATCAAGATGTTCCATCTGCTCATAGACAGGAAATCATTGACCATATATTCTCTAAGTATGGAGAAAATAATGTCGCATTCATTGGAACAAATCAGGCATTAAAGTTACGATCTTTATGTAAAGATTTATTTAAGTATGGAGGTGAAAAGTTTAAAGATGCGAATTATCTAACTGCTATGATCCCAAGTGATGCAGGAAATGGAATTCAGGCTTTATTTAAAGCTGCTGCTTCTGCACCGAAACTCAAAAAGGCAATTAACAAGCACCACAAGCTCATTGAAATGATTGAGCAGTTAGAATTGCAGCCCCGTTCATTTGGTATTCATGCAGCAGGTATTGTAATCGTCCCTAGTGAAGATGCTAAGGGTAATCCTACTACCGTATATGATTATTTGCCTGTAAGAAAAGTGGATGGACATAATGTGACAGAGTGGGAAAAAGATACATTGGAGGGACATGGTTTTTTAAAACTTGATTTATTGGGTTTAAATCAGCTTGATAAGATAATGAATATCAAGTCTTTAGTGAAGCAATCAAAGGGTATTGATCTGAATATGCTAGATATACCATTGAATGATAAAAAAGTATTTAGCTTGTTTCATAAGGGGTTTAATGAAGATATATTTCAATTGTCGGGTGCAGGGTTAAAGGATTATTGCATGCAATTGAAGCCTAATACGATTGAAGATATTATTGCAACGGTATCGCTGTACAGACCTGGTGCAATGGGCTCAGGATCGCACCTTAGATACATTAAAGTTAAGAATGGTGATGAAGCACCAAATTATTATCCTAAATCTGAGTCTATTTTAAATGAAACGCATTCGGTTCTATGCTATCAAGAGCAGGTAATGAAGATCTGTACGGATCTGGCTGGTTTTACTTTAGGTGATGCTGATGACATGAGAAAAGCCATTGGAAAGAAATCGATTGATTTATTAATGAAGTATAAAAATCAATTTATCGATGGCATTATGTCTAGTTCCCAATATACAGAAGAACAAGCCTCGACTTTATGGACAGATATTGAATATTTTGGTGAATATGCCTTTAATAAGTCTCATGCTGCATGTTACGGTATTACAGGGTATTATACGCAATGGCTCAAAAGTTATTATCCACTTGAATTCTATACTACTGCACTACAATATGCCAGCGATAGAAATTTGTCATCCATTATAGATGAGATTAGTGTGAACGCTCACATGAAGCTAATGCCACCAGACATCAATAAATCTGGTGATAGCTATTATACAGATTTTGATAACAATACAATATACTGGTCTTTATCGTCAATTAAGTATGTCGGTGTTAAAAAGGTAGATTTAGTTGTTCAGGAAAGAAAAAAGGGGCTATTTTATAGCCTAAATGATTTTGTTTCAAGGGTAAAAATTGATAAGAGAACGCTAACCAATCTTATATTGTGCGGTGCATTTGATGAAGTTGAGAATGTTGGAACGAAATATTCTAATCGGGCTTCATTGTTGCACGCCACTATGCATTCAGATGACTATACAGATTTCATGAATGGGTCTGGATTATGCAGCAATACCGCATTTGCAATAAAGCAAAAGGATTTATGTGGCTATGCTATTATCGATTATGCAGGGCTTGGTGGTGCACTTTCAAATCCAATGCAGATTAATTCCATTACTAAAAAACATATTGGTAAGATAGCCAGTGTCATTGGTATTGTTAGAGAAACAAGGGTGTTTAACACTAAAGTAGGTGAGATATGTAAGATTACTGTAGAACAGAATTCAAATAAAATTGAAGCTATTATATGGAATGATTTTTTATCTCCTAATAAAGACAAAATATTATCGGCTAAGGGTAAGTTGGTAAATTTTCAAGGCGTTTTGAGAAAAGATTTTAGATCAGATAACGTACAAATACAATCATATAAACAGAGTAAATTAATCATAAAATGACAAGTGAAGAGCAAAAAGTAGTATATGAAAGGATATTTTCAGAATTACACGAATTACGACAAAAAAAGGGGCATGACTATGCAGCATCAGGTGATGTATTAAGTAACTTTAAATTAACCGCAAAACTTAGTGGAGATACAGACTATGGCTCTATTTTGCGTTTTATGAATACAAAAATTGTGAGGCTCAATAATTTAGCTACTAAAACAGAAGTGAAGAACGAACCTGTTGAAGATAGTCTAATGGATTTAATTAATTATGGTATTCTGGCAATATGCATGAGGGAGGAAGAAAAAAATAAGTCTGAAATGAACGATTCCTTATTGTGTATTGATACTGGTAGAACAAATGGTTTTTCTATGACTGATGGCACAACGGCACTGAATACTACACCTATAGACAATCACACCGCAATTCTTAGTGAAGATTAGATGAATCTATTAGTAGACATATCCAATATCTATTATCGTTCTTTTTTTAAGGTGCAGTCGTACCAGAATCAAAGTGATGAAGAAAATGCACATCACATGGTTCGTAAGTTCTTTATCGATTTTTCATACATAGTGAATATGTTTGTAAAGGTAGATAAAGTGATTTGTTGTTTTGACAGTAGGAGTTACCGTAAGGACATAGACCCGAACTACAAGGCCAATAGAGGCATGAAAAAAGAGAAATGGTTCTACGACTGTTTAGATGAAGTAGAATGGTTCTTGAAGAGCAATGGAGTCATTACGTTAAAGCACGATGGCTTAGAGGCAGATGATCTTATATATTTGTGCACCAAACTATATGATCCCAGTGTCATTATATCTAATGATAAAGACTTACATCAATATTTAAAGAAAGATATTGCTTCTTTATCTTTGAAAAAGGGTAACAATCGATTATTTGTGACCTCTGATTCGATATTTGACACCAATATATTTCATAAAAAAGATGACTTTAGTAAGCATCTCATTATTCCAGAAAATGTAACCATAGAGAAAATCCTTTTGGGTGATGTTTCTGACAATATACCACGTGTAGTGAGAAAAGGCGTTGGCCCTAAAGCATTGCAGAAGATTATTGCTAAAAAAGAGGCTTTTATTTCTGATGGATTACTAGATTTAGAAAAAATGATGGCTATTGCCAATGTTCTTTACAAAGATTCTATTACCTTTGATAAAATGCAAAAATCATGGGATCTTGTGACATTCAATGGGAAATTTGAAGATTCAATATTCTTAGAAGCCCATTATACTTATCACAGACCATTTAAAATGCAGCAGTTTTTAAAAGGAACAAGATATTTATCACTAAAAGATCAGTTATGAGAGATATAAAACGAATAGAGTGGTTTAAGAGTAAAATAAAGACACCAGATGATTGGTACTTGTATTTTGTCTGGCTATACGCTAGTGAAGGTGAAGAGTACACTGAGGAAGAGTTAGAAGATATTAAGCAGGATGCCATTCGGTGTTTTGCTGTGCATAGAGAGCTGATGGCTTTTTGGGAAGAAAATGCCGATTTGAGACTACAGCAAGTATGTATTGCATGCGGATGGATTAAACTGAAACCTGGATTCTGGTTCTACAAAGAAGATCAAGACTATATAAACACATTTAACAAATAACAATATGAGCTATATTATACCAATAGAAATAGGAGGAAAAACAATTAATTTTAAAACAGAGGGATATGCTGAAAATGTCGATGTCGACAATATCATATCAATTGATCATGCCAACGTAGTTGGTGAATTACTATTAAATCCCGTTTCCTTAAACAATGCATCTATTTTATCGGCTCAGGCAGATAAGGAATTGCGACTATTAAAGATACAGGAGGATATTGTATTTGGTACACTTTGGGGAGAAAAGAAAGATGCTTTAACTATAGAAACTACGGATTCAAAAGGTAATGTAAAGTTTAAAGCACCAACCATAAATGATTTAGAAAATGCAGTTAAATTAGACCCTAGATATACAGAGATCAAAAAAAAGATAGCTGATGCAGAACAGGGATGTTCCATTGCAAAGAGCTTTATGTTTTCTTTAAAGGCTAAAGGCGATGCCCTTTTGTCTCTATCTAAGAGTATCGTGCCAGAAGATTTTAGTGCAGAACTCATTGAGAATCAAATAAATGAGGTTATTAAAAAAAATAAATAGAAAAAAGCGAGTTATTGTAAAACTTTTATAATAGTTTTGTTTTTATAATAAATTATAAATTTAAACACATGAATGATCAAAAAGGTTCTTCATTATCTATCTTAAATCAGATAGCTGGTGAAATGAAACAATCACAGGGGGGTTCAAAAGGAAAATTGACCTTTCTTAGTTACAAAGATGCAGGGGTGCACAAGTTTAGAATACTTCCAGCACATCCAGATTCAAAATCAGGTTCTTATATTCAAATGTCTAAGCACTATTTTACAAAACGTGCAGCAGAAGTTTGGATTAATAATGAAAAAACTGATCAAATAGCATTGAAGCCAAAAAAACTATATAATGCTGTACAGCATGGGGCTAATATTCCAAATGACCCTATTGAACTATATAAGGCTCACTTGGCTCACTTAGTTACTACAGAGCATTTTTTAGGAGACAGAGGGCCAATTGAGGCAGATGTTATCGGTAAATTTCAAAGAAAACCACTTTGGTCTATGAATATGACTACTGAGGGCGTTGTTTATGCAGTGCAAATCACTACTGATGCAACGGGTAAAGAAGTTTGGGGTGATGTAGGTATTTTAGCTCTAAAGCCTTCTATTGTGAAGAGAGTGCATGACATTACTAATAGTGAAATGGCAGAGGGGCAAATCGTAGGTGATTCTGATCCTTTTTCTGATTCTGTATTGGGTTTACCAATCATTATCAAAACGAATCCAAATGATATTAAAAACTACTACACAACTGAGCTTTGTAAAAAACTTGGTGCAGATAGGAGAGTTACTGAATATCCAGTTCCAGCATCTATCATGAATCAATTAGCTGACATGAAGTCTTTAGATGACGTGTATGTGAATGTTTACAATAGAAATCACTTTGATTGGGCTTTAGAGGGTATTAAGTATTACGATGAGGAAAGAAATATCGGTTTATTGAAAAGACCTGATTTCTTAGCTAAATTAGAAGAGCTTGCAAACTATATACCAGATGCACCAACAAAGGATGAGGTAAAGACTCAGGCAGCAGTAGCACCAGAAGCGACAACAACCGCTCCAATGCCAGTTACAAACATGACTGATCCATCAACTATGAATAGAGTTGAATTGAAGTCGTATATTGTGACAAATGAATTACCAGTTGTTGTGTCTTCTGAAATGTCAGATGACGACATTAGAGTAGCCATACACGCTTTAAAAACGCCTGTAGCTGAAACTGCACCAATTATTGCACCAGAAGCTACATCAGTTTCTAAAACGGCTGATGAGACATTAGATCACTTAGCTACATTAAGAGAAAAATTGGGCAAGCAATAGATTATTCATGTTTGCTTGTTCATAAGTCCCCATTACAATTAATTTGTTTTGGGGATTTTTTTTATATATTGCTAATATAAATATGACGTACATGAGTTTTTTAAGCAATAGTTCCGCACCACATCCAGACGATTATGAATATGCCCATTATTTAATGGTTTCTGAATTCGATGTGTATGTTTATCACAAACTCAATTTTGAGATCAAGACCAGTGAGGTGAAAAAAATGAGACGTAGGTTAATGCGAACCAATACTGTCCGAAAAGAATATCGATCACTGGATAATAATAAAGTGGTTTTTGAGCAAGGCATGGTGATGTCAATGTCGTTAAACAATAAGAAAAAAACAACGTGGTGTACATTTACGTTTATTCCTGAAAAAATTTCGGGTTATCAGATTTTTATGTCAATAAAGTCATATATTTCTAATGATCCCAATAACAAAAATACAGTTCATATTGTAGGTTCGAGTAACATGGGGCTTTATTTAATTGATTTTGATGTCATTACACAATCTACAGATATTTCATTAAATTATAATGAAGATACGCTGGTCGATTATGCGTTTTTGAAAAGCAGTTTAGCTGAAAACAAGGAATCGTTGGTGATCTTTCACTCTGAACCTGGTACTGGAAAGACCAGCCTCATTAGATCCCTTGTAAAAGAAGTGCCCAAAAAGTTTGTGTTCTTGCCCAACAATATGATTGACATGTTCATTGACCCATCCTTTATGGATTTTGCATTAGAAGACTTAAAAAATTCTATTATCATTATTGAAGATGCTGAAAACATCTTGGGATCAAGAGATCAGGGAGTTAATCCTTATGTGAGTACTATATTAAATCTTACCGATGGATTGATGAAGGATTTATTAAACATTAAGATCATTTGCACTATCAATAGTGACATCAATAATATTGACACCGCCTTGTTAAGAAAAGGACGTTTATTGTTGCAGTCTGAGATACAGGATTTAGTTCCAGACAAGGCTAATGCTTTATTGAAAAAATTAGGAGTGGATTACGTGACTACAGAACCCATGAGGTTATGTGATATATATAATATGGATTCTCAGGCAGAGACATCCGTGACTAAAAAGGGTATCGGGTTTTAACGCCTGTGATTAAACCAAACAGCTTTTCCGCCTCTATCATGCATACCAGCATGTGCTTTGCCCTTAATTGAAGATTTTTTCTTACCATAGATACTAGCATCCTTAGTGCAGGAAACAGTTGTGAAGGTAATAGCGATAATTAAAAATATTATTTTTTTCATTGTACTGGTTTTGTGTATTAAAAATAACTAATTTTACCGTCATGGAAAATAAATATCTTATTGTGATGGACACACACATAAAAGAGTCCAATATATCTTTAATTGAAAATCTGTTTGATCAAATCATTGATGTTTGCAAAAAATATGATATTAAACATATATTACATGGAGGTGATATGTTCAATGCCAGAAAAGCACAGTCTCTTTCTGTTTTGCGATGCTTTGATTATATTCTTGATCAAATACACGAGGGGGGCTTGCACATGCATGTAATCCCAGGGAATCATGATCGCACCAATCTGGAAAAATCAGAGAGCTATCTTGATGTTTTTAGACACCATGAAGCATTAAGTGTTTATGATCCTGAATACTCTATTGATCACATATCTGCACACATGGTCTTTCATATGCTACCGTACTTCAAAGAAGATGGATCGTATTGGCAAAGACTTTCTGACCTGAAAATTGTGGAGGGTAAAAGAAACATTCTGATCACCCACATAGCTGTAAATGGAGTGAAAAACAATGGTGGAACGTCTGTTAAAAATAACATTACAGCAGATCTTTTTAATAGATTTGATTCCGTTTATGTAGGCCATTATCACAATAAATCATCCATAAATGATAGGATTCATTACTTAGGCTCACTATACCCAGCCAATTATGGTGAAGATAATGACAAGGGTGTACATATTCTAAGTGAAGATGGCTCTTTAGAGTTTTTAAAACTAGATTTCCCTGAGTACTATACCATAGGATATGATGCATCCAATGTAAAAGACATGCAAAAAGCCATGAAAGACTTATCTAAGAATCATGAAAATAATCATGTGCGTATTAAGGTTACTGGCACAGAAGATCAATTAAAGAATATGAATAAAAAAGATTTTGAACAGTTTACCATGTTTGATATGCGATATGAAACCAAGACATCAAATAGAACCGAACTGAAAGAATATAAAGAAAGTGATCTCTTAGAAGCCTTTACGACCTTTACAGGAACGTCATCAGATATAGATCAATCAATTATCGACTTATCTCATAATTACATTAAAAAAGCATTAAAATCATAGAATATGTGGAATATTGAAAAAGTACAAATATCAAATATCATGTCTATTGCTGATCAAGTATGGCAGGTTAACAATAATGCACTGAGCCTTATATATGGAATCAATAGTACTGATCCAGATGCACACTCTAATGGTAGTGGAAAATCGACACTGTTGGAGTGCATTAAACTTGGGTTAACGACAAAAACGATTAAAAACGTTAATAAAAAAGACATTGTAAGACACGGACAATCAGATGGTTATATAAAAATGGTGTTAAAAAATACCGTTATTAATGAAGAAATGTTAATAGAAAAATACTTTGCTTCTAAGTCATCTAACAAGTGTAAAATATTTATCAATGGTAACTTACAGGAGCATCTTGTGGACATGAATATTACCGAAAGTGATAAATTCATTTTGGAAAAACTAAAGCTCAGTTCCAGTGAGATCGATGACTATTTCTTAATTAGTAAAGAAAAATACACGTCTTTTTTCAATGCATCTGATAAAGTCAAGAAAGAATTAATTAATCGGTTTTCTAAGATTGATGTACTTGATCCCGTGGACGACATGATTAAGACGGACATCGATAAAATTAAATCAGACATTGCTCATAAGAGACATGAGATAGATAATAACAATGCCAGTATAATAGCCTTTAAGGCCAGCATGGAATCCATAGATGAACAAAAGCAGAAATGGCAAAACGATGCAGAAGAGCTCCTAAAGAAATCACAGGGTACATTAACCGACATAGAGGTGAAAATGGGCATGTCTTCTACCATGATCGTTATTAATCCAGAAGAAGTGAAGGCCAAAGGTGACTATGCAGAACAGATAGCTCAAAAAACCTTGTTGGATCAAAAGCAGCAGATTCACAATTATCATGTTAATATAGATAAATTAAATGAGCAGGCACGTAAGTCTAACGAGGCATTATTGGAAGCCACTACAATGGTTAATAAGATGCAGGGATCACTTGTTTCTCAGGCTACGTGTCCCAAATGTCAATATACATTTTCCATTAACGATGCATCTACGCCTATCGAGACTGTGGAGAAAAATATAGGGGAAGCTGAGGCATTTTGTAATGAAATCAGGGGTGTTTTAGAAGAAATTCGTAACAAAATAAGGGTTAATGAAGATAAAATATCGGAGATTAAGACCAATTTTGACACCACTGAGTTAGATTTAGCTAAAAAAGAGCATCAAGACTTGCGTATGAGGCAGCAGGAAGGGCAAAATGCATTACAGATCATTGAATCCGAAATAACCTCTTTAAAAAGCATACATGCGAGTCAAACAACTCAGATTGAGTCATTGCAGAAGATGATAGCGGATGCAGACAAGGGTAAAATTAGTGATCAAATTAAGTATTGTGAAGCAAAGAACGAGTCTATCGAAAAAGAAGTGCAGGAACTAGAATCGTCTATTGTGAAACTTTATGCTTCATCTCAATCCCTTATAACGAGCTTTAAGACCACTATCGCCAACAATTCCTTATCCTATATCCAACAAGAGGCCAATGACGTGCTCACGGCCATGCAATGCCCTCACAGGGTCTCTATTAGTGGCTATAAGATGTTGGCTTCTGGTAAACTAAAAGATAAGATTACTGTATCTATTGCCAGAAATGGAGTTGGTGAAGAGCCATTTGGTTCATTTAGTGGTGGAGAAAAGGCTAAGGTAGATTTTGCGTGCATGTCTGCACTGAATAAAATTATTAATAAAAATGTAGCTCCTTATGGACTTAATTTAATGTGCATTGATGAAGTTTTAGAATCAATCGATTCCGAGGGCTTTGTTTCTTTGGTGGATTCTATAAAAAATATAGACTCGACAATCCTACTGATTACGCACGTTGATCCAGAAACCATCCATAATGTTAATAAAATAGTTGTTGAAAAAGTAAATGGTATTACTCAAATTGTTTAAATTGCAATTCCTATTAAAAAAAACAATCACGACACAATGAGTAGATTTTTACAAAAAGACTTCCTATTTGAACTTTTCAAAATCAGCATAGAATCCAAATACTACATGGGGTTATTAATTGATCACATGCAGTTTGAATATTTACCCTCTGAGGCATTTAAAAAACTATTTAAGCATGTAAAGTATAACTTTGCTCTTCATGGTAGACAGTTGCCTACGTATGGTGGATTGACTCAGGAGTTTGAAAAAGATGAAGAAGTTGTAAAGATCCTGTTTGACATTAACCAATGTGATGTAAGAGATAGGCATTATAGTATTGCTCAGGATTTTGAAGGATGGCTACGTCACACAAAATTTATTCATACGCACACTACTGAAACAGAAGAATACCAAAAAGCTACCAGTGCAGAAGATAGAGATAGAGCATTGGGTAGATTCTATAGAAAAATGGAACAAGCCATATCTTTTAGTATGGTTAAAAAAGACTATGAGGGCGTATATAATAATTTTACTGAACGACAAATATATAGGTCTAAACTAGCAGAGGAAGGAAACTCTAACAAAATTGCGACTGGCATTAACGAATTAGACTACTATTTAGGAGGTGGATTAATAAGAAAACAGTCGTGTCTGCTAATGGGTAGAAGTGGGGCTGGTAAGTCCACCATGATGCGTTGGCTCAGTATTCAGGCGTTTGCAAGAAAAAAGAATGTTGTGTATTTTTCATTCGAGGGATCTAAAGAGCAGACCATGCTTCTATTTGATGCAGCTTGGACAGGTACACCTATTGCAAAAATGGCTATGGGTGAACTTGATCATAATAAACGGGAAGCTGTGTATTCTACTGCCAAAAAAATGGCTGGTGGTGGTGGTGACATTACCGTTATATCTTCTAATTCTTTTGATGAAGTCACCATTGACTCATGTAGGCGAATTTTGATTGATATTGAACGCCAGATAGGTAAAATAGACTTAGTTTGTTTTGACTACTTAGAGCTACTGCAAACGGGTGAAACCTATACAAAAAAGCATAGTGGAAAAGATGAAAGAGAAAGAAGAAAACATCTTGCTGAAATGATCACTGATATATCTAAAGACTTGGACTGTGCAACGGTAACTGCCACTCAATCCAATAATGTCATGCCAGCTATATATAATAATCCTGATTTTGTGCTAACACGAGACAATATATCAGATGCTAAAAACGTATTGTATCCATTTTCTTACTTCATTACCATCAATGCTACTTCTGATGAATATAGTAATCAAGTAGCCCGATTGCATATAGACAAATTTAGGGAAGGGAAATCTGGACAGACAATGAATATTTGTCAATCTTTACATTTGGGTAGGTTTTACGATGGAGATAAAACTTGTAAATTATTTTGGGACTCAGTAATTAATGAAAAAAGACAAATCCAGCAAGTTGAAGAATAACGTACATGAAGACATGTGTAATCTAATACGCATTTATGTGTATATTTACCAAAAATACTACAAACAGGCAGATTTTTGCATTAATGATTTTGCTATTTCTGCACATGCAAAAAAGTCTAAGTATCTGGTTTCCAGTGTACTAAAGACATCTAATTGGGGTTCTATTGGGTTTGAATGGATGTTTACGTACATTTTATTCCAATTTGGTAGATTGACGTACTATAAGAAAAATGACCCACAAAGATTTACCCCCACTGTATTTGGTAAAATAACCCCTGCGGACTTATTTAAGAAATCTTCTGTAGATGCATGGATGGGTAGATATGCGACATATGATTATGCGGAGGAAAAACATGTCTTTTGTGTAGACAATGGTATTTCAAAAAAAGAGATTAAAGATAGAGTATATCCACCAGTCAAAGAACAAGATATTAATTACGATGCTGTGAAAGATTCAGATCGTAAATTGTTTTTAAATGAAAAACAAGGGATGGATTGGTGCATGAGTCAGTCCATTTACTTTAGCTCTACCTCAAAGATTTGTGCTCAGTGTAGATTTTCTGATAAATGCATCACTAGAGAATCCTAGTGACATCTTCTGGCGTTAATGAAATGATCTCACCTTTATAGAGAATATCTATGTTTTTTTTCGTAAAATCAAACTGAGCTATACTGCCCACGCAAGTATTGCCTTCGTGTACAAATGTGACTTCGGATAGTTTACTGAAATAATTAACATAGTCCCATTTTTCCTGCATGCTTCTTTGCTCTTCATCTTTGTATATGAAGTTAGGGTAGCCAGAATTACCATAGATAATCATTTCAATGCTTTTCTTTACATCTGGTGAACTAAAGATATTGGGTAGCATGTTTCTATTAGCTATGTCTAAAATCTTATCTTTTTTCTTTTCAGCGACAAATGCCCAATATTTCTTGTGCTTTTGGTACGGATATATTTTAGAACGTAGCACGCATATTACATATTCTCGCTGTAATACCTCAAAGAGTTCGTATATTGATAAATTTCTTGACTTTGCCATTGTTTCTATATTATATAAATATAGTAAACTAGGCTAATTTGTTGGCTTTAATGGTATTAGAGATGTATGTTTCACCCGTGATAATGTGATCTGATAAGACCGTTTGTAATTGCTTAGCACTTATGTCGCCTGCATCTACATCAAAATATGGTATGTTAGCGATCATGACTGACTCAAAGTGTGGTGACGTTTTATTGTACGCCTTAGTGATCATTCGATGCACGTCATTGTCATACATGAGAATCAAAGTCTTCACCATTGTTTTTTCTTTTATTCTATGAAGCTGCTCATCTGATACTTTACATCCAAATGTACATACGCATTTAATTTCATGCTGTTTATCAAGCCCTAATAGATTCTCAATGTTTATTTTATCAAATAAGCCTTCAACAACAATTAAAGTTTCTGTAGCACCATTTATTTCATCAAATCCAAATAGTATTTTACTAAATGCTGTGATAGAGTTTAAATACTTTGGCTGCTGCTGACCAGTAGTGTCCCTTGCTATATATCCACAAACGGCTTCATCTTGTGTAATGGCTACTACAATGTATTTCCTGAGACGGGTAGTGAGATTTGTGTACCCTACAATGTATTTTTTAAAGTCGGTAATGCCACGTGATGTAGCATAGGCATCTTCATATACTCTTTTAAAACCTAAAGGCAGTGATTCGGCTTTAATAGATAGATCAATGTCTTCATTTTTTTGAATACTATCGAAAACCAATAGTTCCAGCTTATTTTCTAAATTGACCGTGTTTAGGTTATCCAGTAGACTCGTTTCACCTAGCTCCTTTAATAATTTTGGTAAAAACCCAGATTCTCCACACTTGGATTTACGCCAGCATTGGAATGGGTAGTTTTCTTTTTCTATATTAATATAGAATTCATCTTGTCCGCAAAAAGGACACTCAGATCTCACATTACCCTTAGAATCAGGTCGTCTAACTCTTCTTAATAGAGATAATATTTGCTCAGGATCAATTCTCACGCAACAAATCTACAACTTCTTTCCCTTTGATGCTAATTTATCTTTCATTTTTTGCTCCACAGCTTTTGCTATAGATCTTTTTACATCGTGTAGTGTCTGTGCTCCTACTGGCTTTGGAGATAGAGGTTCTGCTTCTACTGGTGAATCGGCAACGGGTGCTTCAATTACGTCTTCAAAATCTACATCTTCTACTATATCGTCTCGTTTATTGCTACCTGTAATGACAGCAAATCCCTCTTTATTTGAATCGATATTGCCAAAAATTGTCAATAGTTCATTTTGCTCTTCTGCTGATAGTTTGGTAAAATCTAAATTAGAAACATCAATGGATTTTTGTTGTTCGTAATAGTTATTTAATTCCACCTTAAAGACTTTGGTATGTAAACCCATCATTTTTTCCTTCGCAATCATGACATCTACTGCTTTATTTAAAACATTAGATAATCTTTTGACGTAGTGTTCTCCATCCGAATCAATCTCGGTGTCTAGTAATTTGTTTTGCATGGCTTCATATCTATTGATATGTAGTTCAATTAAACTTTTCTTTTCCCCCTCTAGTGCTTCTGAATATATTTGTTTTAAGACCCCTAAATACTCGCTAGAACGTCCTTTGGCTAATTTGTTTTCACTAAGCCAAGTCTTTGCTTTAAAGTAGTTTCCTGACTCAAAGTAGATGTCCATGGCCTGCTGCAAAATATCTTTATCAAGATCCTTAGATACTTCTTTGGATTTTAATTTTTCAGGTAATAGAGCTGATGTAGCTAAATACTGATTGAATGACTTCTTTGCTGCATCACTGAGCTCTGCATATCCCTTACGCTTAGCAAAAGATCTAAAGTATTTAAGATCATTGTCAAAAACCCATTTAAAGGTTTTTCCTTCGTATTTACCTGCGTTAAACTTGTACGATTTTTTACCACTCATAGTGATAGATTGAATTCAGAGTCAGAGCATGAATTAGATTCAGAAATAGAAGTTGAGTTAGAATCAGAAATAGATATAGAGCTCTCGCTTTCATCCACTACTTCTTCTATGGGGTCTTCATTAAAAGATACCTGTAAGATAAAATCACCCAGCTCTTCACTTTCGCATTCATCGGATGTATCTTGGGTTAATTCTTTGTATTTCTTTTTCCATACATCACAGTTACCAGAATTCAGAAGTGCTGATGTTTTGCATTTTTTTGATGCCTTAATGCATCTTTGAATCCAAATACCTAAAGATTTATCTGGTTCAATAGAGCCTAGTTCGATTTCTACATCACTTGTAGCACCCAATAGTTCAGAATAATAAGGTAGATCTCCTGTACCGCCAAGCAATTCATATTTGTCTTCACCCTTGCAATCGCCTGCTGATACCACCGCAATATTATAAGAAAAAATACTTTCAGATGGAAAGATCAATTTCATTTTCACACCCGATGCCACAGTGTCATTTGTATTATGCAATGCCACCATTCTAATTTCTTTCTTATTGTTTTCAATATTAAAATTACTTGGTGAGGGAAAAATATTATTGTCCCTGCCACTTGGAATAGTGGTGCTTGATATATACCCACCTAAAGAAACAAGTGGATTCTTTTGAATCTCTTTGGGCTGATCTGCATTTGTATAAACTAACTTCATAACTCTAAAATAATATTTTTTTTATAAAGGAGGCTGGATTAAGATGCTTTTCTGCACACTTTCTCATAAGAGCTCCATCCGAATGTTTCCATTTACTTAATTCTTTCACTATATCGTCTACTGATGCTTCGTTTAATGGCTTTAAAGCCCGTGTAATCCATCCAGAAGAATTCGTTTCCAATCCTTCAAGAAATTTTTTCTCTGAATCAATATATCCTTCACTTGGAAATAATCCGCCATTTATTACTGGAATACCCATTGCCATAGCTTCATGCATGCATCTACCTGTAGCAACCACCAAATCAGCCTCTCTAAGATCCTTTTCGACATTCCAGTTCGCTACATTACCAAAACAGTCTTCAATGCCTCCTATGACCTTTAAACAAAGCCCTAGTTGTTTACATGCCTGTTTAAGATTAATATATCCTACATCTCTATTTCTTGGCCTAAAAATCGCCACAGTATGCAATTCCTTGTTTAGTTTTACAGGCTTAAATCTTTTAAGATCGACAAAGTTTCTAATGAGCACCTTGTCTTTGTGCTCTGTATGCTTCATAGATCTCTCTCCAAAGACAAATGATTTGTCGATATTCATGTCATCTTTAATGGCATAGTCAGGGTTCATGAGTCCGTGCACAAAAAAACCCTTTTTGGCAAATGTATCTTTTCTAAACTCAATATTGCTTTTGTAAGAATAATAGATGTAATCGTAATCAGATTCTTGTGGATAGACAATGAAAAAGTTTGCAATGTATTGTTCTAAATAATCTTCAAAATGAGACGGGGTATAATTAGAGAATGGTACATAAAAATCTATCTCTATATCTTTTATTTCTTTTTTCAATGTAGCGATAAAAGTATATAAAAAGGTATTTACACCTGTAATATTAGTGTGATTTGATGTTACCAGTACCCTCATTAGTCAACGGTATATAAATTATCTTCTACAACATACCATTCGTAATCATTTCCACCTGATGACTGTGATGTGCCTCCATGAAGTGTTTCAAGATAAATGAACTTCAATACTCGCCTTGCACCATCAGAGGTGTCTTCAATGCTTATGAGATCGGTATCTGTATCGTTGCCCAAAGTATTTAATCGAATATTGTTTTCTGGATAAGATGACATGCTGGTGGATGAGCTATTGACCAATGTTATTCTACCAGAAGATACACCTACTTCTGAATATAGATCCAAATACACTGTGTCGCCATGCTTTTGATTAGTGTGTGGCTCTAGTCGTATGATTAATAAAGGATTAGATGCATTAGTGTTTGTTAGCTTATAGTAATTAGTTCCTTCAACTATATCTAATATGTTTGCAGTTGTTGCCATTATGAGTAAAATGTTAAGTTAGTATTATCGCCTTGATCATTGATGTCGGATTCAGGCACAAGCCCTGTAAAACCTGCTGTTTTTTCTAAAAATCCAGTGAGCCTCCAATTACCTTCGTCATCAAATATGGCTCTTAACCAAAGTCCGTGATCAGGTGAAATGTAATCTTCATCACGATTGGTGAATTCTCGTAGTATCGTTCCTGGACTACCAGACGACACAAAATCCTGAACTATAAATAGATTGTTCCCATCCCTCGTTAAATTAAATTTAAAGTGAATCCAAAACACATTGCCTTCCTGAGCATCTATTGTGGATAGGTTAATGTAGTGGTTCGTTCCAAGTGTAATTGTACCTTCAATAATTTGATACTGCTTGCTTGAACCGACAACTAAATTTTTAGTTGGGAACGCATTGTTTAATTGCGTTGTGCTCACTCCAAATAGATCGCCAGTAATCAGAGACCCAATGGTATTAAAATAAGAAGCAGTAGCCATAGATAGTGGAATAAACCCTACCGTGTCGCTAGATGTATATGGCGTTTGAGATGGCGATGCAATGAATACTCCATTATCGTCAAATTGACCTTCATTGTAAAAACCAATAGCATCATCTTGTGGTAAGAAAGATGGCGAATATTCTAGGAACTGCTTATATCTGTACGTAAATACATAGGATGTGCCTGTGGCCTTATATACTGACAATGGAACTTTTACTACATCTCTATTGATAGGGTAGTTGACAACTACATCAGGTAATTCTACATTGTCGTCTGGATTAGATTTGAATATTAATTCTATTTCATCAGCATTTGGCACAACCAGCAATTGCTGTGTAGTGTCACTAAAGTCATCGGGATTCGCTGCATCAAGATCAAAGTTTAATTGACTACCTGATTTAGAGCTGTTCTTCACATTCACATATTCTCCTGCCTCATTATATATTCTCCAACCATCTAAATCACCATTAGAGAAAAGAGTTACATCATTAGCTTTGTATCTACCTCCTTGTGCAGCATTAAATGTGATTCTATTTAATTTAGAGTTAAAGGACCAGTTGCTTGACCTTAATCCCCACGATGCATGAACAATATTGTTAAATCGAGGCCCTAAATTAACATCATACTTAATGCTTTCAACTCCAATTACAGGGTTAATGGCTTTGTTAAAATTTGTCAGTAATCCATTGTCTACTGACTTATACTTGTAATCTACACGTTTATCTTCTATTTCTAATATAGTGCCGTCATTCTTTACTCTAGCTAAGAAAAAATCTTCACCTGTTGTAAATGTCGGTGGCGTATTCACTGTTGTTTCTGCTACAAATTCTAGGTTACAGGAATCGTAGTTGAATATATCTTTTTCAGTTGAGGTGGGTACTGAACCTGGTGCGAACGTCCCAACCACAACTAACTTCAAGTCAGTTTCCGCTACAAAATTACCCTGTAATACTGCATTGTTGTCGTCCACAACCTCTAATACATCGTACTCCAATAGGTTATTTGTAGAATCAATGAGTTTTACCCTTGATGGAAAGTTTGGCTGACCCCTAAGTACTTGTGTTAATGTTCCATTTGATGTAGAACATGTAAGATTGCCATTGATGTCTATTGAAAATGTCCCTATTTCTTCATTAGCTATGGCGTAGCTGATTTTTACCCAATACCATACATCGTCATTTGGTACAGTGATAGCGTTTGTAGCTGGCTTGTATATAAACTTACCATTACTGTCAAATGCTCTGATTTCATTGTGATTGATCTCCAATGAAGACCCTTCTGTGATTTTGCCGTTTTCAAATAAACTAGAACCTTCATTGTCGATTAAACCAAAAGTCAATGAATTTTGCTGAAAGTATTTTACATATCCTTCATCTTGAACAAATTCCTTAAATCTGTTCAGTTCCGCTTTTTCTAAAAATAAACCTGTGCTGAATTTTAAACTACCCATTTTATCTATCTAATTAGTATTATAAAAATAATTAAATCCGTGTTCAATTTGCCGTATGTTATTACTTTGTATATATTTGCCCTCATGAATGATCCTAGAAGAATCTTTTGGTCTATGAATAATAACACTAAAAGAGAATATGAAATAAAAATCAAATACCCTGTTGTGAAAGATTTTACCTTTAATTATAAGGGTAATCAGTGTAGAGCACACTATATGGAATTAGAAGATGGGAGTCGAGATTTATTATCGATTTCTGGTGCAATGATTCTTTGGAAAAAAGATAACCTGTCACAGAATGTGACCAGTAGGTTTTTAAGAACAGTAAATAAACTAATGCAAGATGATTAAACGTAAGTCAATACAGGAAGCCATAAGTGAACTCAATGCTGACAAAGAAGAGATGGCCAGCAAAATATCTCAAATGGTGGATAAGATGGAAAAAAAATTTAATGTCGATGTAGAATGCATCTTTTTAACCAAGAACGTGCCCGTAGGCGACAAAGAAGACTACATGACTCCAAATAAGAACGTAACAATTAAAGTCGTATTTTAATGGAAACACATAGAAAATTAACCAGAAAGGGTGATGGCCTCACTAAAATGTCAAGTGATCACAAGTGGCTTGAATACGATAAGAACGGCATGAACCCCACCTCTCATAATGAAATAGCTGTAGGTAGAAGTTTGTTGTTATCACCATTTAATCCAGCGTACACATGGCAAACTACAGAAGTTGTGAAGATTGTTGAAGATGCTAAAAACAAAATTGAATTCACCACCATGAATAGCCATTACACACTAGAGATACTAGAGGGGGCTTATCAGTCTACATTAGAAGCAATAGAGCTCGGTAATTTTAATATTAAATCTAAATAATGAATAAGTCGCCATATAAAATATCAGGAGATGCCAGAAGAGAATTAAAAAAAGAGCTTGCTGATCTTAAATCATATAAAAGCAATTATTATTGGTGCAAATACATTGATGCTGAGCCAAATAAGGAATCTATACAACAAGATCATAAGCATTTATGCCCTGTTAGGACAAAAATATTGAGATTAGAGCATGCATTGAATGAAGAGGCTTAACTGCCTGGGGCTTGAACCCACTTAAATATAGAGGTTACATTGTATGGAAATAAGTACTTTGTAGCCTCTTTTTCTACTGTATCATTAGATCTTTGTAGATTTCTATTTACACCCCAAAACTCTAGTATGTTTGGTGTCTGTATAAATCCCTTGCTATAATCAGTATTTATGGGCTTTATAGATATATTCCTAACTTCTAATTCACCACCAGCTCCACTTGTATTATCAAGTGTAATTGATGGTAGTATTTTAACCACAGTATTTTGGAATGTTAAATTGTCTCCTAAATAACCAGATGTCTTTAATACTCTTTGAGCCTCAGAAGCATCGATGACCTGCCAATACGTTGCATCAGATGGATCAATTGTTTCTGGTACATCTCTTGTAGCTTTAAAATAGCTACTAAGCCATGATACGATTGTATTGGCCCCATATGTCGTTCCTACGGCATTATATTGCTGAACCCTACCTACTCCATATATAGTTCCTGAAACCTTCTGAAAAGACGTTGTATTGAGTTGTTGTTCTGTAAAAAATTCGTTTTGAGCAGTATTATTTTGCACATTAAGTAAATCAGTCGGATTATTATTAAGATCAAAAGCACTTATTCCAAAAGTTAAGTTACCTACGTTCACATCTTGTTTTACCTCAAATGACACTTCATAGTCAAGATATGGATTTACTTTTATAAAATGTTGTTCACTAAACCCCCCAATACCACCAGTTTCCCCACTTGGAACATTTTCAATCAACAAAGCACCTTCATTAATGCTAATGTCTCCGTCTGGATATAGATTAAAATCAGCGATTTCCGCAATAGTATCTATTGGGTATTTTTCCGCATCGATGGTTTTATATAGTGGTGAACTGTTTCCAATATTCCACCCTACATTTTCATCTCTATTTAAAATAAAACAGAATTCATCAATGACGTTTCTGCATATTAAACGCAAGAATTCTCCATCTACCTGCTTTATATCAGTGATGGAACTATTGCTTAGGCTGGATGAGGTGGAGGAATCGTTAGAACCTGGGTGATCATATCCCTTTTCCTTGATAATCTGAATCGTTCCTCTATGTCTAACCTCATCTAAAGCATTCTGCATTAAATAGAACAATTGTTCAATATCAGTAGATGTTCTACATACATTTATGCCTCTTTGGACAATATATTCTTCTAATAATTCTGGATCACGATAAAAGAATCTGTAATATCTCGCTAAACATACATACCATCCATAAAAATGGGTAATGCTACGCCAGAAATCTAAAAAATCCCTATCTCTGGTATTTGTTCCATCCGTTCCTCTATCCAAGTATTTAGGAAGTAGCCCCTTTTTATATATCTTTTCTAATACGTTTACTGCCCATGAGATAGTACATACACCATTGTAGTCTACATAGGTGCTGAAATTGGAATCGTCCCATGGCTGTCCAGGTGTCAGAAATTGATATTCACCTTCCAATTCTATAGAGTTAAATCCTAATGTACCTGTATTATCCGAGCCCTCTCTTTTATATCTATATTCTACATAGAAAGTGTCGCTGGAATGAATCTGTATCGCCTCCACATTTGCTGTCGTAAGAGGTAAAAAATCAGAATATGTGATGCCATCTATAGAATATCTGAATTCTTTATCAAAGTATCTATTAATGGTTTCCCCATCTACTTCATCTAAAAATGAAACTAAAGCAATTAAACCAATAATGGGGACTTCTGATTTTATGATCAGAACATCTCCGTTTTCAGTTGTTGTATTTTTGATAATTGCCATAAAGCTATATTGTAAATATAATTTATTTAAGGTAGATCTTGGAAATAGAAGTATCGTTTCCTTCTATCTCGACACTCACGTTTCGAGCACCCTTCATTAATTCTTTTGTCAGAGGTATATTGACTTCTATTTTTTGTGACTCCCCTTTATACTTAATTTTTTGTTTTGCTGCTATAAAAGAAGAATCTAAGACACTATGCACCTTAAAGTTAACATAGTACTCCTTGTGTTCAATTACGTTGCTCTCAGGCACAGAAAATGAGCAATACAGAATATCCGCCTTATGTGCTTTTGATACTTCACGTCTGGAAAATGTACCTGTTTTTTTTAGAGCCTTCACGTGCAATCCTACAATAGAAAGATGCTCACTGCTCATTACTTGTTCTAATTCGACAATATCGTGTTTTAAAACAACAATGACTGAATCCGATTTTTCTAAACTATCTCTTAATTCCAGCACTTTTTCTTTTTGACTCTCTTTTTTGACAAGATTCACTTTATATTCTAAATATTCGACTCTTTTTTTGGCATTAGATAGGCGAATTTCAATATCTTGATTAACGACATTCTTAAATTTTGCTCCATCTAGCTTAGCCATGATACGTAAAATTTGATCTGTATCTACCACCGCCTGTGACTCTAGGCTATCAATGGTTAATTCCATGATACGTATTTCATTTTTCAATGATACGATTACGCTGTCCTTAGTGACTGATTGTTCAATCACGGTTTCTATAGGGTCTTGATCTACGATGCATCCTGCAAAGAATACTAAAAAAAACGGTATATATTTCATTAGTTTCTCTCTTTAAGAATTAAGTCATACGTTTTTTCTTGTCGTTCATATACAAGTTTAATTTGCTCTTTCATATTCTTCATTCCATCACCAATATTGTCAAGTTTTGCATTTACTCTAATCGGATGTAGCTTCAAATCCTGAATATCTCTTAACCCCTCATCGTAAATAATAGTCTGCTTTTCAATATTATCTAGCCTGTTATTTGTCGAATAATAAAATGGAATGAGTGCCAAACATGCTCCTAAAATTGCTCCCACTAATACCGATACTGTCTTCTGTATGGCTGGTTTTTGTACGGTTTCTTCTATATTCATGTCTTATTTTATTAATGTTTTTTCAGACTCCTCCCTGATACACACTAAACCTTTACTTTGTCAATATATTTTTTCAATAATTCAATCTCAGGCAAGTCATCTGCCAAAGTTCTCTTCTTTAGTTTCTCATAATAAGAACGCTCAACCACATCCTCAATTAAACTTATTTGATAATCCAAATCAATTGTAAAGTCAAAGAAATTAAAGTCAAATGTTTTGAATAGTGGTGCAATGTCAATTGAGTTGTTCACAACATGATTCACAACATTACCCATGTACTCACTCTCATAAAGACTTTTAACGGTCTCAGTCTTTGCACCCTTACCCAGTATTGCAATAGCAACACCATTTTCATAAATCAATTTGTATGTGTCTGTTCTGCTTTGTATCATATTAGTCAGTTGTTACTGTACACCCCTTTGCAATTAAACTTGTCTTTGCAGCACTCCCATTAAACCCTCCTGTTGTAGTGTCTGGTGTGGCACTATTCCCGTTCGTTTCTATCACCAATCCTGTTTTTCCACTTGCATCAGCATCTACCAATAATTGATTTACATTAGCTACACTCATACCACAATTAACGAAGTTTAAACTACAAGTATTTGAAAGAGTTACACCCGTTAAATCTACATAACCCACATCTGTTGAGCCTACATTTAATGAAGTGATTACGCCTGTTGAGGTGGGCATGGTCAATCCTGTCATTAATGAATTAAACTTCAAGAACAACGCACCACTTAAATTTGTAAACGGTGTTAAATCAAGAGTGCCTGTAATGTCATTGCTGTCTAAATACAACACCGTCACACTATTTGAAACGGTTGTAGGAAACGTAATTGTTGTCAAGTCATCATTTGCACTTATATCAATCGTTCCAGACAAGGTTAAATCAGAAATATCACAAGTTGTTAATCCTGTATTTATAATTGATAGGTTTGAAATATTGCCTGAGCTAGTGTGCCATGTCAAGCCTGTCATGTTAGGGTTCTGTGAAACATCGACCGTACCTGATAAATTTTCAAGAGGACTGAGGTCTTGTGTGCCTGTGATGTCACAATTATCAATTTGGAATGATACGATTGAACCGTTTGTTGTTGGAAATAAAAACTTTGTACAGTTAGCCATTATATCGCATTGCACTGATCCTGAAATATCATTCAACCCACTCAAGTCAAAAGTACCTGTTATACCTGCTGCCCTTGTGTTTATAAACGTAACTGTGCCTGTTGTTGCATTTGCCGTAACTGGTGTGAATGCACTTGTGCAGCTTGATAGGTTTAATGTGCCTGAGAAGTGAATCACATTGCTCCAATCAAGTGCTGTTAATGGATTGCTATGTACAATAAACTTATTGATCTTTGTGCTGGCAGGAAAAGTAAACCCTGTGATGTCATTGTTGTTCATTTCAAAAGAACAATCAAGGTCATCAATATCTGTAAAGTCTTGCACCCCCGCAATATCACAACTGTAAGCTGTAACAGAAGTTAATTTACCACCACTTGGATAGGTTACTGTTTGCAGGTTTGAGTTTGTTCTTATATTCATACCACCCTGCATATTTGAGATAGGGCTAAAATCTAAAACCGTACCATCAAAACCACTTTGCATTGATATTGATGTGATTGCCACACTGGTACTTGGAAAAGATATAGTTGAAATATCATTGCCGTTTGAAAAGTTTATACTACCACCCAATTGAGTCATTCCAGACAGATCAACATTACCTGTAATCCCTGCACCACTAAAATTTATACTTGTTACTAGGGCTGTGGTTGTTGGAAATAAAACATCCTCAATACTTGTATTTCCATTAAACGTGTAAATCAAAACATTTACAAAAGGTCTGAAATCTAAATCACCTTTCAACCCATCAGACGGCATTGTCATTTCAGTTACACCTGTTTCATCATCAAAAGAAACCTCCACTGGCTTATCTCCTGAGCTGGCAAAGGTGTGGAATATTGATGAACCTGTTACCTTAGACTCATTACCATTTAACCACCAAACAACATTGCTTGCCCCTGCATTTATTGTAGGGTCAAATGTAGTGCCTGTGTCACTATCAGTTGTCAAATATAATCTTGCGTATTTCTTAAAAAACATTATCCAAAGTTTTTGCCATAATCCCAGAAGTAAGTCGTTCCTGCAAATCTCCATGATAAGATGGTAATATCATCTGCTCCTGTAGTTAATAAATTTGATACAGGAGTGCTCTCAATCACTTTACTTGGAGAGGGAAGGGATGTAATATTAAATCCTCCTGTGGAGTCTTGAATTACAATTAACTCTCCCTGCATTCCATCAGTAGCTCCTGTAATTGCAATTGCTGTATCTCCTGTTAAGGTTACTTTTCCGTTAACACTCACAGAGGTATCTATTGTTGTTGTTGCTCCGTATGTTAAAACAGTATAGGGTTGCCAAGCTACACCACCTGATGATAAATTAGAATGATACTCTGTAAAGTAAATGTCAGTGCCCTCATATTTAAATTCTAATATTGTGACAGCATTCGCATCAGTGTCAATCATGTCAGCCTGTGCCGTGCCTCTTGTTGACTTGAAGGCAGCAGGAAAGGCAATTTCATGCCCACCAGTACCATCTTGTGTAACAACAATTGTACCCTCATCACCTGAAGCAAAACTGTTCATGTATAGAGCCACATTGGTATTTATGTCAAGTGTTCTATTGTAACCCTCTGAAACATTCCAGTTAACATTGCCGCTTGATATTGTGAGGGCTGAAAAAGTATTTTTTACCCAAATTGGTTTGTTGAAAAACTCAGTACCATCATACACAAGACCATCACCATCGGCAAGTGCTGTGGTTGTTGTGTCAACATCTGTCAACTCATTAAGCGTTTCAGTTTTTGGAAACTCCGCCATCTCAAACTTAAACGTGCTATCGCTCCAAATCAATCCTCGTCCGTTTATCTTTGCACCAGGCAAATTAACATCACTGTGTGTTCCAACAGAACCAGCAGCACTTACTTTAGCAGTATTTAAGACTACCGCAGCGTTAGCTGCTACTCTAGTTTCAGTATAATATTTATTCGTACCCTCTGCCAGATCTGTAGTAGTCAATACTACTGTTCCTGTTTGACCGTTGACTGTTGCTACTGCATCTGTATTATCTACCTTGTACCACTTAGAGTCGTCTCCAAAAAATAAGTGATCTCCTATTTTCCAATCTGTAATGCCATCTAAACTTGTTGAGCCGTCCGCACTTACTCGATAGTAGTCGCCTACATCTCCGACTCCATCAGCTAAGGAAGGTGTGTTAGTGGTTGCGTTCCAAGTGCCTTTTGGGGTTAATCCGCCACCTACTGTAACAGGATCAGATGGTACTAGATTTGTACCGTCCCAAGTCAAAAACTGTCCATTAGTGATGCCTGTAATATCAACATCTGAATTATCATTGATAGAATTCACTACTTTCGCAAGAGTTTCCCATGCACTTGTAACGGCATTGTACACATAATGCTGCTTTTCTCCTACATTATCGTTATACCAAATCAACTGAGTATTAGACGGTGCAGTCGTACCCACATGAATCGCTTTAACTAAGCCTAAATTTTTACTTTGAAACGCCATTTATTTTCTTTTTATGTTAAGTCGTCTCCTTCCCAGAAGAGATGACCGTTCTCATTAATAAAATAATTATCAAAATCGCCTGTATTTGATAATATAATTAATTCACCTATATCATTGATATAATAATCAATAGCTTCTGGATGATCTTGCATTTGTATAACAAGTTCGCCTCCGATGTACGATATGCTGTCTATATTATTGGCTAGACTAGCAATAAAAGCCTGAATTGTATTTGGCAGTATTCCAGCCTCAAAGTATTCAGTCTTTATAAAAATAGTATTGCCCTCGGTTCTAAGGGAAGTAACTACTGGTATGCTTGTTGTTTCTGCCATTATATATTTCTAAGTACGCTTGCTTGCAATGAAACATCAGCTACATTTGGATAAAAACTAGGCAATAAATTGCCACTAAGGTCTTGAATAATCGCTCCGTTAAGATCTAGCATTCTAAACGCCCTTAGTCGTGGTAATTTATTTTTATCAGTAGCTATATCTACTTTTGGCGTAAAGAATTGATCAGCAACATATCTTACACCCTTTGTGTTTTTGACAATGTTCAATAAATTATCCCACTCAATCACATCTGAACCTGCATTCCAGTATCTAAAATCCAAGTACTTAGCTATTTTAGTTTGTATTTCAATTCTAACATCATCTACACTAAAAGATGAAAAAATATCTACTCTAAAAGACATGTCCACCGCTTGCCATTCGATATTTTTGACCTCCATTCCATAAGATTGCTTACCATTTGGCCTCAATTCAGTAAATGCAAAGAACTTTTCACCTTCAACAAGTAAATTATTCAGCTCTAATGTCGTTAGATCAATTCCGTTTACTGTCACCACAGCCAACCTAAGTTGGCCTAAGTCATTGAAACCCTGAAAGATAACTCTCAATATATTATTGTTTATTTTCATGAATGCCTGTTCTACCATAGCTAGAGTTCCTGTAGCTAGGATATTTGGGCCATCCTTGATTCTTTTTCTAAATTCTTCATCCGATTCTACATCTCTTCCACCTATCGCTTGGTATTCATTTACGCAATAACGATGCCCTGCTGGCTCAGGTGATACCTTGTTAATAGAAGCTGGTGCAACATTCATGCTCACTCCCCTATCGACACTCCTAGCCTTTACATAAGAGAATCCTGCTTCACCTATAGTTGTAGATATTTCTATATCGAACTGTACGCCATCTAGCGACTCAAATATGTGCGTACCAGCTAAATACTCTGTTCCTTCATCTCCTACTACACGTATGTATGTCGATGATTCAGATGATCCAAATCTAGGTGCAATCCCATATATTTCTGCTGTTGTATCTAATTGGGAAGAAAAGGCTAAGTCTGGAAATAATTGAGATAGAGCAATAACAATATCTTTTTCGGCCTTACCTGCTACTTTTGCTACACCATAAGCAATACCACTAAGGGCACTATGATTAGATATTTTACTAACCTTATCGGTTTTATTTAGTAAAAGCTCTGCAAATAGTTTTTTTCTTTCTTCTAGCGTACTTGGACTTATGTTAATTGGCATACTATCTTATTTATATAAAAATAGTTAAATACCTTAGAAAGAGGCAGACGTATTACTGATCTCACCTTTTCTATTCTCAACTTCAAAACTAATCTCTACAGAATCAGCCGTTCTATTAATGTCTACAATAGAAAAAGACTTTATAGAGTCATCTGTCGAGAATAAATTAGTAAGGTCTCTAAATATAATTGGATAGGTGACATTATTGACGTTTGAACCCACTATGAATTTAGGGTTAATGCCATCAGTTTTAAATTCTGGATTATCGCCTTTTTTAACATTAATTAATGTTTCTATCGTTTGAGCAAAGGTGTCAGTTGGCGATAATGTTTTAATATCGTCATCTTCAAAGGAAATTGTATTGGCAAAATCTCTACCTAACACATTGTCATCTTCTAGTGTAGATACAACGCTCTTGATAGTTACTCTCCTGTTGCCGTTATTTAGGTTCGCTTTGATAATATTACCTCCCTCAGACGTATAGGACTCTTCTGTTAATTCATTCTGAATGGCTAAATCAGTCCAATCATTATCGCTATTGGTAGAATTTAAAATATCAGAAGACAATGACTCTAATGTTTGACCCTGCTTTAATGGGATTTCTACTGGCAAATAACCGTTGTAATTTGTTCCATTGAATGTACTTCGTGACCATTTTGGTGCATTCTTGACATTTAATATCCACGTGTAGATATTTTCCACATTCTCAGTAAGAATCCAGAATTTAAAGTTTCTTAAATTGTCACTTTGTAGTCTAATTGTTTCAAAATAGCTTTCTATGTCTGTTTCAATCTCTTTCATTAATTGAAAAGATACGGTATTCATGGTTTTTGTTTCACCTCTATAGAATGATACGACATTTTGATAATGCCTATCTGCAAATACAGCCACCTTATTGAACAAATCTCTAATTCTGAAACTCGTTTTATTTTGGAATTCTTCTAATATTTGTGGATTTAAGTTTGGCATATTTAAAATAAAGCACTTTTAATTTCATTTAATACCGAATTTCCTGCCTTTTGTATAATATTATTTGCTGACAATGTAGCTGTTAATGCTCTTTGATCATCTGGACTAGCAAGATCTTCTATTCTAGCCAGTGACTTTAGCTGTAGATTGTAGTCCCAAATCATATTATGGGATTCATTTTGAGTAAAATCTATACCCATTGGCTTTACAATGTAGTTATTTCCCAACGCTAAGTTGTAAAAATATAGTTTATGAGGTGCATTGTTATCATCTAATTGTGAGGCCGTCTTCACAATTCTCTCTAAGATCTTGCTACAGCCATACCCTGTTTTAATGCTAGGTGAAAAATCTTGTACTCTATTACCATTCACTTGTCCAGATACACTAGAAAAAGAGAATGCAGAAAATGACACTACTTCTTTTCCAACTAAGAATTTGAATTGTCTACCAAAATTACCCTGTAAAGTAATATCTGTGGGCACAAATGTTTGAGTAGATATAGTTGTAATACCCCCTGCTGTTTTCTTAACGTTCATAATGGGACTATAGGATTCTCTTATTTCTTTAGGGTTTATGGGAAATAAAAAATACTCCACAGTTTCATCTTTAGAATTAACCAACTCTAATGCCACCGCATACATTTCAATGTCATTGGGGAACAACGCATTTACGGCTGGCCTACCTACTGTACTAAGTAAGCCTTTATATCTATTAAGAGTATCTGAAACTGCCATGTATAAAAATAATTAAATGTAATGGGTTTAATGGGTTAGCTAATAATGGCCGTAGCTGGTGCTGTGGTAGCTCCTGTTTGAGCCACTGCTGTTCCTGCTGTGGTGACTGCAATGCCAGGTGGTACAGTAACCGTAGCCGTCTTAATATACGTAGTCACCTCACTTGCAATGGCCTTGGCTAATTCAGCTATAGCATTTTCTGGCTTGATAGATCCACCCTCAATGGCCTTACCTATTCTTGTTAATTGTAATTCTAATGCTTTTTCTAATACTGTTGGAACTAATGGCATATTATTCTATTTTATGTTTTTTACTTTTAAGACTTTCTAGTGTGGGCAAAAGGGCAGCTAATTGTGGTGCACTGATGAAAAATTGAGGACCAATGGATGTGGGCACTTGTGTTTTTGATAAAATATCAATGAGATCTTGCAATAGATCTACTGTAGTGTCTCCCAAGAGCATTGACTCATTAGCATCGCTTGCTCCCAAATTAATATTTTCGCTGTCGATGTCCACCTTGCCATCTGATATTTCAATTTTATTGTCAAATTCATCTTCATAAGTAAAACCTTCGCCTTTTTTGTAAGCTATCGTAGTATTATTTTCATCAATTTCGGGATTGTCTATGGTAATATTAAGCTCATCTGATACATCTATACTAAATTGTTGTGAAGATAGCTCTATCGAGCCAGAAGAGGCTATTTTAACAATGCTATCGAGCCCTCCATTTTTTGATTTAATATAAATATTACCCCCTTCCCTCACTAAAGCATTGGCGTTTATAAAGACATCACCAGTATTTTCATCAACCGTAAAATCACCTGAATTTTGTTTATTGTCTCTATAAAAAGAAGCCTGCCCCTCCCCTTGTTGTATCACTTCACCTTTTTTACTGAATACCCCTACGATCACAGGTGCATTGTTACTCGGTATATTATTCCACGACACCATGCTACCTAAAGTATCTGTGGTGTCTGGAAACACAATGTGATCCCATAAGTGCTTGGACATCAATACGTTTTCCATTAAGCCACCATTTTCCATAACAATGCTGACCGTTCCTGTAGAATAACAGAATCGAACATATTTATTTCTTTCTACTCCTTCTGGTATTATAACGTATGCAATTCCAGAAGAATGTCGAGATCCAATATTGTTTTTACTAACCATAGCAGTTAAAATCTTCTATATATGTTTGTTCTGTCAAAGGATAAGTCATCAATGTCATTGCCCTTGGCATCTAAATTTCTACCAAGAGTATTGTCGTGTACGCCACCAAGGAATTTAAAAGCCTCTTCTTTAGGTAAACACTGTAATCCTTTGACAAAGAAATTAAATACTGGCTTATTCACGTGCCAGTCAGATGCCACCATTTCACTAAAATTTGTTGCATCTTTATTGTTGTTGTTGAACACAGATTCGTCATAAGGCACATGGCATAAATCAAAATACGAATATCTTACGCCATCTACAGTGATGCCCTTAATATAGTCTTCCCTCATACCTCTGCTTACCTGTAAAGTAGTGGTTCTATCTATATTGGTGTCACTAATCGTGAAGTTATTTGATACTGAATCTACATAATATATCTCACCTGTGGACTCTAGCTTGATAAAGTTTCCACGCTTTATAGTACGATCTCCATTAATAACTATAGTGCCCATTCTTGTAAAAGGCAAATAGGCACTGGACTCTATCATATAAAGAAGATCCAGCATTCCTTGTCTTATGAAATACGCATTAGGGGTCTTTTCATTCTTATCTTTAACAGGATAAAAGGGTATATAGTTTGTCATTCTATCCATTGGCTTTGAACCAAATATTTCTGCATATTCTGGAAAATAGACTGCCTTTAAAAACGCCTGTGACATTTGTTTTGTCGTACCAGGTAATATCGGGGAAATATCTAATTTATACCATGAATAAGCTGTTGTGTCAAAAGATAGAGATGTAGAGATTACATCTGATTCTTTCACCGATCTAACAATGGAATCTGACTCAGGGCTAGTTTCTATGCTTTTGTAGGCACTAAAGTCATTAGTGTCCGAAATCTGAGTAGCTGGTTCATCTGCTTTAAAATTGACCGATTTATGTAAGTATGATACTATACTTTTTCTGTCAAATGGCGGTTTTCTCACTACCAAATTAAATTGATCACCGTATGTATCTGTAAAAAATTCAACAAATGGCTTTAAACATATCTTATTCATTGCATTTAATAATGAACCGTGCTCATTGCCAATGCTAGAATCCGACATTCTTCTATTTGCTACAGAGTCATCTACTGTAAGTTTTATGATTTGCCAAATACCTCTTACTGCACCCAGCTCTCTATTTTTATTAACAGTATTAATATTCTTTATTTGTTCCCATACTTTTTGAATTGCTTGCTTAGCAAATGTATTAGGCATTGTTGCAAAGTTCTCTGGTACAGCTACAATACCAAAGGAGGGCTTTGATCGCATTAGCCTATCATATTGATCTTCAAGATCTTGTATGGCATTTATCTTGCTGTTCAGAATCTTTTCATTCAATTGTACATTTGATACGCCTGACACTTCTGCTGTATTGCTTATTTGATCAATCGGTTCTCTAGCCTTTGCCAATTGTTTCTTGTGAAAAGCATTCATATCTTGTGCAGCAGCCTTGAAATCCAATGTTTTTCTATCTTCACTGTTTACATCATCACCATCTAAGGTAGCGTTTGCAGCAGCATCCAATGTATCTCGGTAGTTTTGTTCTTCATCTGTTAAAGGTATGTCTTTAATGCCCTGTCGTAATCGCTTGATCTCTTTTAATATCTTCGCACACTCTCGCTTAACATTTGCTGCAAATTCTAAACTTTCCTTATCTTTTTCAGAACTTGTTAATACTTTTCCAGTTACACTTCTGTACCCATATGCTGCCCTATACAGTTCGTTATCTAATTGAAAGGGTAATCGTGACGGTTTTCTAATGAACTCATTGTCATTCTTAAATGGTTTCCACCCCACTAGCTTACCGCCTTTTTCTATTGCATGACCCCCCTCTTTGACTCTTATCAAAAAATCACCAATATGTCGATATATTTCTATATTGGGTACACTGTTGTATTTTCGCAGACTATCTTTTTTTCTCGCCTTTTCAATAAGAGCATATGTTTCTTGTTTATTCTTTTCTAAATCCTTATTAGCTTGATCCTCTTTAACTTTTTCATCTGTAGTTAATTGATAGGCATTGGTACGCTTGTCTCCATACGCATTAAATAACGTGTCCGAGCATATTTGAATCGTAGATAATGCATTAATGACATACTTCATTGTACTATCAATGCTTCTTTGAAAGTTCTGAAATCTACTTCTTATTTGACCCTTAAACCTCAATAATTGCTCACTGGTAGCACCCGATTTACTATTGAGATTAGCAAACATTGATTCACTTGTGAATTCAAATGGGTAAAAATAAACACCATCTTCTATAAATAACTTTATCAAATCTCTACCTGTAACCGTAAGTGATAAATTATTCGATGTTCCATCAAAATCTTCATCTACACTATCAATAAGGCCAATCATGTCATATACCTTATTAGGTAGATCTGCCTTATCTACTTCAAAAGAATAATCAATTGGAGATCGATCATTTTCCACCTCTAGTTTCTCGAACCTTAAAAACACTACATCGTTTTGGCTCAATACATTTTTAAAGTATGTACATCTTCTTTTTAGATTATTGTTTTCATCTGGAACGTGAAAGAAAGTATCTAAGACTACTTCATTGTTGGCTGTACGTTTAATGCTTTTTAAATCTATACCCCAATCTCCATTAAATTCTGCCAAGGCTGGTGCTAGATCAAAGGTGAAATTACCCCCCGTTTCCGTCACACTTGTGTTTAGTGAACCTACAAATGGTGTAATGTCCAGCAATACATCTTCCATTTTGCCTGTACTAATGTCTGTGCTTAGTGCCCTACTCCACACCCATACAGAAACATTACTGAATATATCTGAAACAGAATTGATTGATGTAGCCCTGTTTTCGGTGTCTGATCGATACGATTTATCATTTAGTAAATCAAATAGCTTTTTAGCCATAAATCCCTCATAATCAGCACTATCTATAAAATTGGTGCTTTGAATCACCCCAAAACTACCATCGATCTTATCAAATGGCAATGCTATTTTAGCTCCAATTGGAAACGGTACGTTCTTCAATGTCTCAGCACTAAAGTCAGATGGACTCAGTAATTGATCTTTATATTTACTAGCAAGTTGCTTATCGTCTGAAAAGAGTGTATCGTAAATGACCTTACCATTTTGATCTGTATCTGATCCTGTATATTCTAACAATGTTTTTGGATCTAAGCCTATATTAAATGCTATAGATGCCTGATCTCTTAAAAACACACCTACAGTCGTATGACTTGCATTCGTGTTTGTGTATAAATAATATTCCGTTTTTTCTGCCATAATACTTATTTTGCACCCATGCCCATGCGGTCTATCTTAGTTATATCTGCTTTAAAGTCTTCTGTCATTGCTACACCGTGAATAACCTTGTTCTTCTTAATATCCTGATTAACTGTCTTCACGTCTTCTTTAAATTTGCCTCCTAATGCATCCACAAATGCATCCATCAATGTCTTTGAGAACTTAGCTCCTGCATATTCTGCTGCCTTTAATACACCATCGGCAGCTCCATTTGAAAAACTTTGTTCTATATCTGCTGCTGCCACTTCATATCTTGACACGCCACTCGTGCCCATTTCTCCGACACGACCTGCTACCGTAGCCTCTATTGACTTATTATCTTTGAATGACATTTCATCAAATCGTGTAGGATCGACCTCAAAAGCCCTTCTAACATCTTCTGCTGCATCAGGATTCAATCCAAAACCCTCCATGATAGCTAAAGAAAGATCATCTCCACCACCCGTTTGTTCTTGCATCTGCTTTAATCGTTGTCCAAAAAAGCCTTCTTGCTCTAGTCCTTTAGCTTCCATTTGAATCATATCAAAATAACTAGCCCCCTGTGCTTCTGGTAGAGCACTTAGGGCAGCAAAGTTTTGAGCTCTATTGAAGTCATCAGTTGGGTTCTGCAACGCTGAATTAATCTTACTAATCGATGGACTTGCTCTCTCTCCTTTAAATTGACCTCCAATCTGAGCAAACGTAGAAACAATGCCAGTAATCATATTGGCATCAGGTGAATTTTTATTCTGTGCCGATTCTCTAGCTAATGAATCCTGAGTACCTAGCATCTCTGATAACTGAGTATAGTCATTGCCTTTAATAGCACCGCTTCGCTTCATGGCATTTATAACATTGGCTATATTCTGACCACCACCAGTGCCCGTCATACGACCTGTGGATAATTGCCCCATTATATCACTGTCATCTAATCCATAGCCATATTTAAGTCCAGTTAAGTTCCTAACACCGCTATTAAGCCCTTTATTGCTTCCCTGTGCTGTAGCTATCTGTAATGCATATTCGTTAGCTTCTGCACCCGTTAAACCAAGCCCTACAGCAGAACCCACATTAGCCCCAGTCGTCATTCTGGTTTTTAGACGAGACATTTGCTGTTCTTTTTTAGCGTTTTCTTCTCTGTCTTTTGCTTGCTGAATTGATGGTGCTATTCCAGACATAAATGGTATTGCACCAGCAATACCGCCATAAAGTGCACCCATGAACTTAGTATCATCCTGAGCACCAGCGAGTGATGAGCCTACCTGACCTAAGCCACCCATTATATTCTTAATGGCATCAGCAACTAAGTTGGCTGCCAGTACATCTTTAAATACCCCCTTTTGTTTTGGGGCTGGATCACCTACAATGTTTTCTTGATATGTCAGCTTGTCTTTATCATGCTGAGACATTCCTGCAAAATTAGAGCTCCTAGCCCTTGAAATCTTACTTCTTACGCCATCTTTATCTTCTTTAGCCTCTTGCTCCCAAAGGCTTCTTTGAGCTTCCCATCTATCATTGATTTGGGCTTGCTCCTGCTTTTTTATATGCTCCTGTGAATTATCTATTCGTAATTGCTCTTTAGATACTTCTAGCATCTGTTTTAGCGTTGTTACAATAGTCTTATCTGAATTAGAGTCTTCTTTTAATCCTGAAAACTTCTGTGAGTATGAAGCAGATATTTCATCTTTTTGTGACTGTGTACGAGCACCAGCCAATTCTCTTTGTTGACCACCTTGTAAGAGTAACCTTTGTTGTTTCTCGTATAAATTATTTTGTTTTTCAATAGCCTTTATGGAATCTTCCATAAAACGCAATTGCTCTTTTAGAGACTCACTATGCTTTTTAGCATCACGAATAATAGAATTGTTGGCCTCAGAAGCTCTTTTCTGAATCTTGTCGTAAAAAGATGAGACACCTTTATCTACACCTTCAAATATTATTTTTTTGCTTTCAGCCATTACTTATCATTCATTTGTTTCACACTTGCCATTAGCTTGTCAAATGCATCGTCCTTATCTTCTTCTGACCAATCATGATCTTTATCTAATAAGAATTCACCAGTTTCCTTATAACTATCAAGTAACGCTCTTTTGTTTTCTTGATCACTATAATGTTTCTCCATCATTTTGTCTTCTAATATTTCTGTATAAATATCTATTTGAGACAATTCACGATGCTTTGAGCTATTGAATGGTATCTTGTACTTATTGCGAAATAATTTATCGTAGGGGAACGTATTGTTCCAACCTACAATAAATCTTTTAAGTAGCTCTATATTACTCTTCTCCTGCTTCTTCATTCACTGTTTCTTCTGGATCAGATGAAAGTAAATCTTCCCACTTCATTAACCATGGTAAAATATCTTTAACATATATTCTAAGTAACATGTTACTGTCCTGAGCCTTTAGCTCTAATAATGAAGACACTTTTAATGACTCAATTAATTGTGGACACAATACGTTAAAAAACGATGTCATGTCAATTAAAAACTTAGAATAAGTACTAGAATTAGAGCCTTGTTTAGCTATTGATTCATATCGACCTCCTGCTATAGTAGCTTTCATTCGTTCAATATCAATGAGTTGACCCGTATTTGGGTAATCAATGGTAAATTTTCTGTCCTTTACGGTAATTTCAATCTGTGAATCTGGAAATTGCATACAATTTGTGTTTAATGTTATGTATAAAAATAATTAAAGGAAGTCGAAAAACACTAATCTTTTTGACTTGTATCTATATAATGATTAATTTTACACCAGTTATGAAAAGATCCCTAGCGATAATCATGCTTTTTTATCTCACTTCCCCTCTTAAAGCACAGGATAGAATGGATATTTACTGCTTCATAGAGATGCAAGGTATCAAGAATCCTGATATTGTGTATAAACAGGCCGTACTAGAAACAGGACACTTCACCTCATACTCATTTACACATCGCAAGAATCTTTTTGGTGCTACTAATGGCAAAGGGCAGTATCTTACCTTTACATCTTGGAAAGAGTCTATTAGATGGTATAAGAGATGGCAATACGCCCATTATTGTGATGGTGACTATTATTCTTTTTTAAAATGCATCTATAGAGATAGTGATAGTTGTAAAAGATATGCAGAAGATACACTGTATATCAGTAAATTAAAAAATATTAAATTATAATTTATTATAATTACTTGCTTCATATTATAATATTTTATAATATTGTTTACATAAGAAAATCAGGAAATCATGAGTGAAGCAAAATACATAGCATTAATCGAAAATAAGTTTGGAGATATAATTGTTATTAATGTCTCAGGAAAGGATAAGGTAGAAGTTGTAGGAATGGTGTCCAAGTTAGTTGAACTAAATACCCACAGGGGTTACATTTTAATGCTGGTATCAAAAACTAAAGAAGTGGTGGAAAAAATAAACGATAGATTTCTTAATACTGATAGATAAATCAATTCATAGTTCGCCAAAATTGTCAAAAATATGTATATTTGGCGAAATATATGGTATGAAAATTTGCGTAATATCCGATACTCATGAAAAACATCAAGACTTGACTGAACAAATACTTTCTGGTAAACCAGATGTCATAATCCACTGTGGTGATGCTGCCAATCATAAGAGTCCAGCTTTTAATCAGCATCCCATGATGGAATTTTTGAGATGGTATGAGGGATTGGATATAGATCATAAGATATTCGTGCCTGGGAATCATGACACCTCTATACAACATGGATTCATACATCCCACACAATTTAAAACAATTGACTTTTTAATAAATGAAACTATCGAAATTTCAAGACCGAATAATGGGCAACCTGATGTTAGGATTTTTGGCTCTCCTTATACACCTACTTTTGGAACTGGCTGGGCTTATAATAAAGCACGTAACAAGCTGGATAGAATATGGAAACAAATTATTCCAGACAATATTGACATCGTTGTAACGCATGGGCCACCTAAAGGCATACTTGACTTAACTGAATCCATAGAGATGAGGCGTTATGAGCAAGTGGGCTGTAAAAGTCTCTTAAATCGCATTAGAGACGTGAATCCAGAATACAGTTTATTTGGACATATACACGATGAATCAAATGTATTTAATTATGGACTTAAAATGATTGATGGAGTAAGAACTAAATTTATTAATGCATCTAATTGCAATTTGCAATACAAATGCGTAAACCCCCCAATATTTATAGAGATATGAATAAATTAGAAATTGTAGAAAAAATAAAAGAAAAAATGCCAAATCAAGAGCAATTGATTGGATGGATCAGGTCACTACCAGGATCAAGCACAAAGATGAATCCAGACACTCCTAAAGTTGGTGATGTACTTATGCATCCAGTATTTAAGCACCCGTATGTCTTATTAGAGAAACGTGAAGATGAATGGCTATGTGGCCTTATGACTTCTAAAGAAGACTGTTTAGAGATGCTTTGTGAAACGCAATCCAGATTTTTCAATGGATTCTTTAGCAAGGCATTGTTTACCGTTACAGATCCTTCTAAGCAATTCATAAATATGTATGACAATAAGAAACATTTAAAAACAGTTCTAAAACAATTAAAGCACACATTTAACCATTAATCATGAGTACAAAAGAAAAGAAAATATACGATCTTAAATTACATGAGAGAACAGAGATAGATCAAGACACTTGGGCTATAAGAGTGCCTGGTGGATGGATATATGAACACTACTTAGAAGATAAGCCAATGGGTGCAGTATTCGTTCCATTCAATGATGAATTTATGGATAGAAAAGAATTAACCATTCCAGATGTATCAGAAGATCAATTATTAAAAAGAAGCTAATATGAACATCACACACGAACAAGAGGGTATATCAGAAACATTATTGAATCTTAAATTCTTAGTGGCCATGACTATGGCAGACGTAGATATATTTCTATTACAGAATAAAGAGCAAACTGCTGATAATGATCAAGAGCTCTTTACAAGAGAAGAAATTAGGGATCAATTGAAAAAAACCATGGAGAATGTTTGCAATGGATTAAGTAAGTGTGGATATAGTCTGGAAAAGCCACTAAAAGTGGATGATGTGTTTAAAAGATTAGATAAAATTACAGATTTTTTGTAACCTTTTTATTTTTCTCCCGTTAATGTACTTAGAAACCACCTAAAATAATCGTTATGATGAGTCCAGAAGAATTAAAAGCAAAGAATAAAGCAGAATTACTTAAAGACATTGAAGCCTGTAAATCTCACGTTACATTAACTTACCTTGAAAGTAAGGCTTCAATAGCCATTAGAAGAATGGAAAGATTGGAGCAAATGATGGCAGAGGAAAGAGCACAACGCTCTTCCTAAAAGCTCACATAATACAATACCCCATCAATAATATAGTAGCCTGATTTCCTTATTGCTCCTATTTGCTGGCCTAGAATAGTATATGTACCCCTCACATGAGGTGGTGCATTTTCTGGGCTTATTGGCGTTCCAAATCCCGTTGTAAAATCACATATTGTATCTGTTATGTAGATAGTATCTACTATAATGGTATCTGTTACATAGATGTATTCGATAATCGTATCGTATTCTGTAACCTCTACAACTACGATAATGTTGTTGTAAGTAGTATCTACCACATTAATGATCGTAATGTTCGTGTCGTACTCATTAATATTGATCTGTGTAATAATGGTATCATGTGTTTGAACTATAATCACATTAGTGTCATACACATTTACAATTACATCGTTATATGTAGTGTCATCTATCTGTACAGGTATAATAGTAGTGTCATACATTGTTACTGGAATGTTCACTGGAATAAATGTAGTATCGTATATAGTTACATCACCTATACATGTATCTGGTTCTTCTGGGTCTATTGTTGTTGTGCATTCAGTTAAACATGAATTGTTGTCATCTATAAATTCACTTATTTCTACTATACTTGCAGAGCTCCATAAATTTGTTCCTGATACCAATGGCGACATAATAAATGAAGTTCCAGATGGATCATGTCCAGCAGAAAAATTATGTCCGATCTCATGTGTCATTAACTGTCTTAGCATATTTGGATCAGTATTGTAGTATTCTAATACATTATACGGTACGCCTCTACATACGCCACCTACATACGCAATGCCAATAACACTTCCTGAATAATCCGTACCTGTCCATAGAGATGCCAATTCATGTGGCACTGTAATTCCACCTGACTGATCCCATGATCTAAATTGGGATAATTGATTAATAATGCTAGTGGGCGTAGAATCATTCCATAAATCAGCCGATGGGCTGGTAGAAACATATGTTCCAACTAAATTCAATTGAATTTCAGTACTAAATGCATTTTGATAATCGTCATTACTTAAAGCCGTAACAGTTTCTATATGGTTCACTACAGCACTTACGTTTGATCCAAAATCTAAATACATTTGATAATCGGCTACTGCAAAGTAATCAACAATTCTACAGTCTTCTGCAAAACTATAATATAGTGGTTCTGATACGTGATTTAGTGAAGTATCGATCTCACCCTCTAAGCAAGTAACGTATTCATTGGTGTCTGGATTCGTAAAGAGTAATGGTAGGAATAATAGAATGTTCATAATATAAAAATAACTAAAGCTGATCGCATTGATTTTTTTAGTATCTTAGTTTTTTTTAAACGCAAAATATAAGAGAATGCATAAGGATCAAAGAAAAAAGGACATATATACCTTTATAAAGGGGAAATTAAAATGGCATGACCGATTAATTTTTGCATATGTAATGAAACACAATGTTGGGAAAAGAGTTCTCATGAAGAGAATAGGCAGTGTTTTGGGAATGAAAACATTAATTAATAATGACCTATATACAGAATCAATCATTGGAGACGAATTGAAAGACCCTATCTTTAATATTCACTATGTTAGAATATATGATAGACTCTATGATTTAGCCAATCTTCATGTAAGTGCTAAGAATGGCGATGGATTCATGTTAATAGATGAAAAAGGGGGATTTAAACAACGAGATGTTAAACAACAATAAATAAAACGATGGAATTTACAGAAGACGAATTAACAACTCTGGCCATATATGCTCAAAAGTTTGACATGATGACCTTCAAAGAAAAGGCGAATGATATGTTAAGATCTAAAAAAGAAGCAATTACAGAAGATAGTTATGAAGATCTATACAATGAAGCCGTAATAGAGATAGATGGATTAGAGTCGGAGATATGTGAGCTGGATAGAACCAATCAAAGATTAGAAGATGAAATTGATGGCTTAAATCAAGAAATATTATCATTAAAAAACGAACAATGAATACGCCTACAATAAATACGGCTTTTGAAGATTTAAAAACCATTGTTAAAGAATCCACAATAGATCATAATGATGTACATAAATATAATATGTCATTAACTATTACAGATCCAGATAGTAGTGACATACCTTATGACATTAAAGAAATTGTAACTGCTAAATTAGATTTCTATATGAATGGTGATTTATCTGTACCTCCATCACTACGACATCACTATGAGCATTTAATAAATGAGATAGGCAAGGTGAATTCTAACTATGGATGGCAAATGAAAAGGGCTATGCAGTTTGATATTGCTACAGAGAAACTTTTACATAATCCTGATTCATTAGATGCTTATGTAACTATATATGACGGTAAAGAGCAATCTCAACATGCTTACGACTCGCCTAACATACTTTCTATCGGTTTTCAGGCAGTTAATAACAAATTACATGTAAATGTACACATCAAGTCCTTTTCTGTCCACAATGAGTTCCTACATGAGTCTTTATTGATTTTACAATTTTCACAAATGGTGGCCAGATCTTTATCGATGAGATTAAAACAAATTCATTTTTCTATTGACAACTTAACTACCTAATTACACATGCAGATAAAAAAACACAAAATACGCCTCTATAAAAGGGCAATTAAAAATACATCTACACATCTATGGGAAGTAGAAAATCACTGTAGTTACGCCTTCGATGCTCTAAATGCTAGAGAACAAATAGAATGTGCATGGTATCATTGCAAGAGACTAAAGGAAGAATTAGAGGAAAATTTCAATGCAGATGAATACGATTACTATCTAAAAGAATCGAGTCGATTGAATTTAAAGATGAAAAATCTTGATAAGCAGATCGAATACTACTGCTCCAATGATAAAAAATATTGCATTGATACTGTACCCATGCAAATTCGTTCATAACAAAAAAGCCCCAAGGATTTCTCCAAGGGGCTTTACTGTTTACAGTTAATAGTAAACTTATTTCACTGTATCTACTACTATAGTATCATTGATCACTGTATCAATTGGCATTACAATTGCCGTATCTACTACGGTACTATCTCCAATATTCAATTTATCATTTACTGTCTCTTTAAAATCTGGAATTAAGAAGTAAGCTATTACGCCCACTACTGCAATTACTGCTACTGCTGTCTTTGTTCCTTTACTTTGGCCTTGAATCCAAGCCCATACTTTGTTTAATGTTTCCATTGTTAATTTTTGTGTTTAGTTACAATGCAAATATAGTAAACTATTTGAAACAAAAAAGCCCCTATTGCAATAGGGGCTAATTTGCTCTTAACAAATAAAAAATATGAAAAATAAAGAACAATCATGAAACAAAAACATGAGTCCAAAACCATAAATCAAATATATAACATTTTTTTCTAATAAAAAAGCCCCTACCAAATAAATGATAGAGGCTAGGGTCTAATAATATCTCATATTAGAGTAGTTAATCTACTATGGGTTATACACAATAGGATCTAAATATCTGAAACTCTGATCTTTACCAGAAACAACTCCCTCTGATATATTAATGTTTTCACTTTCAATGAAACATCTTGTCACAGTAGCCAATGGCTCAGACGTTGGTATAATTAATCCTGTGTTAGGATCAGGTGAACCAGCATCAGCAATCTTCTTATAAAGATCAATCTGTACTCCTATGTCATCTAATGTAAGATTATCTTCAAAGTTTGAAGTGTTGATTCCATTTGCCACTTGTGAAGCTGCATTGGATATTCCTACATCACGTCTTACCGCACCTGGAATACCAGTCTTTCTGTAATCAATCATATAGAACGAACATGTTAATGATCCACTCCATTGAGTCACAGGTGCTTCCTGTGGTAAAATAGTTCCTAATCCTCTAATATCGGCACGTTGGAATGAATCAGAGATTCTTACATCTCTCATAAGACCGACAACTTGCCCTCTTACTTTAATGATGGCTATCCCACCGTGCAAAACCTGATTTGACATATCTTTTTTCTTTTAATGTTATTATAAATATAATTATTTCTTCTTTCTTGCAGCCCAACTTTTCTTGGATGCTTCCGACAATTTTTTTCTTGTTTCCTCCGATATACCCCTAGCACATCTTTTTTTTGCACTAATGGACATCTTGGTTTTTTGCTCATCAGTTGCTTTTCGCCCTAAATGAATCTCCCTCATTCGCCTTTTAAACCCATCAGTCCTTTTCTTGCCTTGATTTGCAAGTGATATTTTACGCTTTGTCTCTTCTGACATCTTCATGCCCTTTGTTGGCGACACTCTTCCTTTAAATGCCTTGGACACCTTATCTTTAGTTTCCTGCGAATGCTTTTTGCCTGTATTATATATTCTTAATTTCTCTTTTGTAGAAGCAGCACATGGGCTTGATTTGCCACCAGATTCTATATTGTAGAACAAGCTAGATTGGTCAGCACCATAGTACTCTATATAGTATTTTTCCAAATCATTTAATTGACTAGAGTCTTCTGCATGAGCTAAGATTTCTTTTTTAAAATTCTCTTTACCGTACTTATTTATTGCTTTTTTAATTAATGTTCCAGAACCATAATAGGCAGGATTGTCATTGCAATCCTGCCCTATGTATTTTCTTCCGTTAACTAAATTAGTGGTACAGTAAACAATCATTTATTAAACTTCAACTATTAATCCTGTGAAGAATATGAAGTTGATCTCACTATTCGGTACAAACTTATATTGAACAGAATAAGCATCTTGATTTCTACTAACAGTGATGTCATAGAAGTCTAGGATTAGATTATCTGATCCAGGTAATGCTTTCTTTGTTCTCAAATATCCAGTTAACCATGCCTTCACATCTTCTGGTGAAAGAGTGTTTCTGTTAGTTCCCACTGGGTTCTTGCATAGTTGCTGCTTAGCATTAATGATAATCTCCTTATTTAACTGTCTCGCAATTCTTCTGATCTGCTTAGAATGAGTCGTTCCATCTTCATTTACTAAGAATGTATTCTTTTGTAATGTATTCACGCCCTTAATAACGTCAAATGAAGCTCCATCTAATCTAACCACTACTACACCTGCATCTAATGCCTGAGTAACTTCTTTGTCAGTTAAATCATGCTGTAAAGAATCTACATTGATGTTTTTAAACGTCAATGGCACTTGTGGTGCTATTCCAGCTTCACGACCTAATACGGCTGCTGCTGTGTACATTGCACTGTAAAGTTTTAATCCTTGTCTTGTTATTTGTCTTGGGCCACCATGAACAACTGTTACTCTATCGTTATCGTAGAATTGGGCTGTAGCAAGTGAAAGAGCAAACTCATTTCTATCTTTACCACCAGCTACTACAAGCTCAGGTTTAAATACTGACTCATTATTAATGAATTCAGCTAATCTAAAGTTTAATGCACTTTGAGCATCTGCACCCCATTGGTCTGCAAGTATATATGAACTTTGATCATCTTTGATTGCTTCTAAGGCATCTTCAATAATTCCTGATACTGCATAATCCTCTGTTCCCCCTGTCGCTAATTCATAGTCAACATAAGCATCTAAGTCATCTGAACCAATAGATCCATCACCCGTTACTGTAGATGCCTTTACTTTAAAGTTCTTTTGGAATTCAGAGTCAGTCTTCATCCATGTAATAAGTGTTTCAATATTATTGAATTCAGGTGAGCTGATCAATAATCTTGGCTTAGAATCTGCTTCACTGATATTATCATAAGGAAGTCCATTCTCATCTAATCCAGTGTAAGATCCTACATAAAACTTCATCATGAACTTAGAGCTATCGATTAACCCTGTAGTCATCTTAGTTGCAAAACCCTTTATTAGTTCATCTGTTGCATTTAATACACCATTTGCACCCAACCCCTCATCAGTTACTTGAAGAGTGATTGAACCACCCTCTGTACCAGCAGAAGAGTCACTTGCACCAGTAAACGTTAATCCAATTTCTGCTGCTGTAGTAGCTGCTGCTCTGATATAAGTTAATTTACTAATCCCTGAGAAATTTAAACCTGCTGGCCTAAATAATGGGGAAGCCAATAACCACCAAAGTCCACCTTTAGTAAATTCTCTAAAGTCTTGAATGTTATCGAATTCATATACGGCTTTTTTACCGCTTTCTAATTGTCCTTGAATTCCAGCACCACCACCAAAACCTGCTCCCGATCCTGTGTCAATGACTACTACATTGCCATAAGGTAAATTGAGTGTAGGGTTTTTAATACCTGATTTGATGTTTGAATAAACACCTGGAATTTTTATCGTATTTCCATTAAAATTGAAACTTGTTGCCATCTATAATCGTTTGAAAAGTTTGTAATATAAAAATAACTAAAGCAAAACTTATGTGTTTTGGGTGCTCTAGCTTAGTTTTTCTTTTGTCATAATCGCTTTCCATTCTTCTATTGGAAATTGATGCATTGAATACTTCTTTACTAAGAAGTTCTTATTGAATCCACGAATATTTGCTTGTTTACAAAAATCAAAAGCAGACATGGGCATATAGTCTTTTATTTCTACCCCTGCAAATTCTTCCAACGCCATTTCTGCTGCCAATGGCTGCACTTCTTCTACTTTATGCAGACTGTCTGCATCGTTTGAAGTTGATGTAAGAGACTGACTATTAAGTACATCAAATAACTCTTGCTTTGTGCTTTTTGGATCAAAATCAATACCTAAGTATTGTAATTCACGAATAATATCTTTTTTTGTCATAACAATTTATTTATATAAATATAATTATTATGAGAATGAGTGAATTATGTACTCATTCATTTCAAGATAGATCCATGTAGAGTAGTGACTGCCATCCACGCCTTTTGTATTCTAACGCTGTGATACTCTCTATACAGGCAGTCAACAAAGAACTGATGTTCTTTGAGATACATATCTAGCTTCTTTTTATTTCCAGACTTCCATGAATACCTTAAATTACAATATCGATCCGCTAATTTAACTATCAATGCGGACTCATTATTAATGAGATGTGCGTATGTTTTTAACTTTCGATCCTTCCGATGCTCACCATCTTCATCAGTTACGTCACATATGATTGCTGCCGTCTCAGTATTGGGACATGCATCTACTAAATCAAACCAATGAATACCTGTATCTTCTAGGATGTCATGAAGAGCTCCTGCTATTATTTCATCTTCTGTTGCATTCCATTTCATTAAGACCCCTACCACTTGACTTAAATGATATATGTACGGCTTATTACCGTACATTTGGTTTCCATGGTACTGAGTAGCTAATTTGAACGCTTTTAGAAGATCAGTCATTGTTGTTCGTTTGGGTAAAACTCTGGCCATGTTTCAATGGCATATGATTTATTTACTGTATAACAGTTCATAGCACAAATTTCTTCAAGGGCATATAAGTCATGAATATCTTTTTTAGATTGATTTCTACCAACTATTTTATTTCTATTGGTGGCTAATGTCTCTAAATGCTTATCTATATTAGCCAATTCATCTGGGCTTAAATGCTTTCTTAAATGTTTGTATTCCATGTTATGTTTTGATTGAGTATAAATGTAACAATTATTGTCGCATATTGTTACGATATTTGCGACAAAATTACTACTACTCTTTATGCTTTTTCTTTCTTGTGTACTTCTTCTTATCCTTATGTACCTGAGTAGAAGCCTTTAACGATCCATCATGAGGATTGATCATTCTGCTTTTTTTCTTCTTTGTAGAAGATTTGTCCGCTTTCTTTGAATGCTTTTTTGAGCTCATCTAACTGTTCTTTGGTTAATTCCTTATCAAATGTGAGCAATCCTTGTGGATTCTTACCGTTTCTTTGATCACTAACTGCTTTTGAAATGTCAGTAAATTTGCTGAGCTTCACATACAGTTTGCTATATATGGGTGTCCAAGTAAACCAAAAAGGTACTGTCCAACCTCTAACTCTCTTTTGCCACCACTTCATATCAAAATACCATTGGTAAATGTTCCTTCACTTTACTGATCGTACAGTTAAGCAATCTCTTAAAATCTATTGTTGGATTCTTGTGCTCTTTTATGAAATTCCAGCAGTCTTCTCTCACTAGATCGTAATAGACCGTGTTTAAGAGCCTTGGAATGTATTTACTACTCCAATCACCCATATCATTCTCTATCTTGGCCTGAATCTTCTCACAGAGGGCTTTAGTCACGTATTTGTCCACTATCTTTCTTTCCACTGGCACAAATTCCACTTCTGGTGCTCCCATAGTCTTTGTATGCACTTCTTTGAACTCAGAGGTGACAAACTTAGCCCACGTGACTCTACCGTATTTATTCACGTAACCATAACGCTTCACTACTACACCCTCTCCAACTCCTTTTCCATCTTCTACTAAGAATTTATTATTGTATTTTGCCTGAAATATTATGTCATCTTCTGATGGAAATGATAATATCTTGATTGGTGGAATGTAATCTATCTGGTATTCTTCTAATAATGGCTGGTACTCTTCATATGTCCAATACCTATATGACCCATCTGGATTATCTTCTACTACATCGAATACATAGAACTTATTTAATGCTTCTTTTCTGTAATTCTTGAAACTGTGCTGCACGAGCCATTCACCAAATACCCTTAATGCTGGATAGTGATGTAACAATAAATTGATACCAGCATGCTCACTCACGTACCCATAGAAGCCTCTATTATCTCTTTCTCCTAGCTCTAATGTTCTATTTCTTGATCCAGCTCTAGTAATGCCCGTTATATCTTTCCACACTGATGCATTTGTTCCATCCAGTTTTGGAAATATATAGCACTTACCGTCCAATATTCCATTCACTTCTGTTGTTCCTAACCTACAAAGGCTTTGGTATTTGTTAAATTCCATGAAACAAACTTAAATAAAATTATAGAGAATCTACGTAATCCTGAATGATTTTGTGCATCTTGGTCTTAGATAAGGGCTTTCTAAGGAAACTACCAACTTGTTTAAATGCTTTTGCTTTTTTAATGTCAGCATCGTCATACGAGTTACTCACCATGGCAATTAAGGTAATTTTATCTGAATAAGGTAATGCTATGAACTCATCTAAGAACTCCCATCCATTCATTACTGGCATATTTATATCCAGAAGCACAAGTGATGGTAGCGGTTCACCATGTGCATGGCAGTCTTTTATATGGTTAATTGCCTCTAATCCGTTATAAGCTACCCTTATTTCATCTACAGTTACAGATGAGTCCTTAATTAATATCTTATTTAAGAAATTAGTGGCCTCATCGTCATCTACGAGCATTATTGATTCTATACGATTTATCATTCCAGTTGTTTGTTTATGGTGAAAAAGAAATCTGATCCACCTATTTTATTACCCTTTACCCATATATTGCCGTCATGTAAAGAAACTATTTTTTTACAATGTGATAGTCCAATACCTATACCTGCATACGCATGTCTATCATGTAGTCTCTGGAATAATTTAAACACCCTGTCTTGATGTTCTTTTGGAATTCCGATGCCGTTATCTGATACGCAGAATTCATAATGGTCTTCCTTGTCAATACAGGAAATCTCTATCTCTGGTGTAACGCCCTCTCTAACATACTTAATGGCATTAGATATGAGATTTTGAAAGAGCATTTGTAGCTCTAATCTATAACCCTTTACCGTTGGTAGACTTTTTACTTTGATATTTGATTCAATACCTACTTCACCTTTGTCAATAGAAAAGTCAATAACAGACTTCACTAAGTTATTACAGCTAATGGCATTAGATAATGGCGACCTACCTAACTTAGAATAAGCCAATATGCCCTTAATTAATTTACTCATACGAACAGTAGAGTCGGCTACGAATTCTAAACTCTTTTTACCTGTCTCATCTAATTTGTCTTTATACTCATCTATAATGAAGTCGCAATAAGACTGAATGATTCTCAATGGCTCTTGCAAGTCATGTGAAGCGATGTAGGAAAATTCTTCTACTTCTTTATTCTTTTGTCTTAAATCGCTTATCTTATTCTTTAAAGCCTCATTTTTCTTTTCCAACTCTTTTCTTGTTACAACCTGATCAGTAATAACTTCTGTGAACATAATAATTCCTTTGATCTCATCTAAGTTGTTTCTCCATGGTCTAAGCTCAGCTCTGATATATACTATTGATCCATCGTCTCTTACCCATTCTTCTTCTTCTGACCTCCATACCTTGCCACGCAAAGTATCTTGATGGTCTTGTTTCCAGCGTTCTAAAATATCTGGAAATACTTCATAGTGAGATCTACCGTGTAAATCTTGATCGCCTAGCTCATAATCTTTGAGCCATCTGTCACTATATGCAATATACTCTATATTCTCATTGAACATAGCTACTGCTGCTGGTACGTGCTTAATTAAAAACCTAAAGTTATTTGTGCTATTTTGAACCATTGCTGTCATTTATTAATGAAGAAATAAACTCATCTGTGATTTCTTCTTTGTGTACGACATTCTTGTAGATGCGATCTAATCTTTTTGCACCCTCTTCACTTGAAGTCATAATAACGATTTTAACATCACCTACTAAATCTTTGATAATGGGCAAGCTGAATTCACCATCCATGCCATTTAAAGAATTATCTAATAAGACAAGCCCATACTCTTTATCTGTGAGCATCCATGTAGCCTTTTCTACACTATCGATTGAATCTATGAATACATTGGGATGCTTGTTGAACTTTTGTGTTAATAGAAACACATAAGCATCTGAATCTTCTATGATCAAGACATCTAATCTTTTTTGCTTTTTACTGAACGAAAACATATTTTTAACTGCATTTAACATGATACTATAAAAATAAGGAATTCAAACGATTAATTCTCTATATGATAATATTCGATTTTTACAACCATTGAATGATCAAGTTCATATAGACCAGCAGCCATACATGCCTCAGCTTTGGTGTCAAATAACCTAAAGCTGCCGTCTTCATTTTTAAAATAGTCATTCATGTCTGCATTAATAATGATATACTTGCCCTCTAACGATCTGCTCATATATTGTTATTATCATGTATGTCTAAATAGTCCTGTATTATCAGATTAATATTTAATAGTTCTTTTCTGCGAGAATTTAACCTTACTTTATCTTCTGACTTATATTCCATGTCATCACAGCACTTAGCTACTGGTAAATTAGATTTGGTGTGTAGCCTATGTATTTCAGACATCACGTCCGCCTTACGGGCGTATATTTTATCTAAAAATGCTTTTCTAATCATATCTTTGGCCCTTTAATTGTTGCCCAATGTGTTACTGGATATTCTTTATCTTCATCTATCCATCCCTTTTCAGATACCCTCTGTCCTAACTCACTATCCTGAAAAGTCATGAAATACTCGTTAAACTCCATCTCTCCATCACTTAGTCTTGTAAGTACTGGATAACTGGCTAGAGTCATTGCATGCTGCACAGTGGCATCTGGCAACCTATCCTTTACACTCACCCACTCTATCTGTTCTATCATATCTCCTTGATTTCTAATCTATCTGCCAAGGCATAGCTCACAACCTTATCAACCAAATCTGTCAATTGGCTATGGCCATTCAGCATCTCATTCAACATCTTTTTATCCTCTGCCTTATCTAGTACGTATTTTGTACGCTCAGATAACGCCTTAGCAAACTGATTTCCGTGATACTTTATCTTCTGCAAGTATAAATCCTGATCTTCTATGTGTTCAAAGTCATCTAAGGCCACCTGCATTGCACACAACACCTTTAATATTCTTCTACGTTCAGTAAGAGTCACAAATTCTACTGGCTTTTCTATTCGCATTATTTTTTCCATATCTTTATTTTTTAAATGAAATTGATGTACCGTAATCTTTATTGATCATTTCTAAAATCTTTATTTGACCTTTTGGCCTTATCTTGACTACTTTATATGACTTATTGTTTTTTACAACTGCATTCACTTCCATCCAGCCAGCTTTGATATATTTTTGGAATGGGGTATTATAATCTTCTTTAGTCTGTAGCACTTCTTTTTCTCTTAAATACTCATACAATTTATTTCTACCGAACGTCTTACTGCATTCTAATTCTAGCTTGCTATGTATCAACTTAGAATAATCACCTACGCCAATTGCATTGTCAGTACCCATGAACGCTTCTGCATAATTTAAAAACGGTCTACACTCCGTTAGTCCTTTTTCTAGCTCTTCATTTCTAGCTGCCATTTTAGCTGCCTCAAAAAGAGCTGCTGCATAAGTCTGTGGTAATGCATGCTGGTGTGTTCTATGCTTTTTTTCTATATCGATATAATACTGTCTTGCTAATTTACCTTTTGGTGTCTTTTGAACCATAGCTATATGCTTACTGGTATCTAATGTAAGAGCATAGTCTAATTTCTTTACTGATGGTGCTCCTTTTGTCGGGTGTACCAAATGGTACACACGCTGATAATCAGTGTGTTCCGAAAATCCATAGCTCAGCATGCGATCCATCCATTTTGAGAATCTTTCCTTCAATTCTAGGAAAGTATATAGGTCTCTTGCAGAGGTTACTTGTCTACCTTTGTCATCTATACTAATGGGCATAGCTATCTTTATTAATTCATGTATTTTATCTTCCATTGTGTTAAATTTTGCTTCAAAGTTAATACATTAATATGTATTTATCAATTTTACACATATACATTATGCTCTGCCCTAAATAAATTATTTCTTAGATCATCCCACGTAGGCACTATCTCGTATCTACTTTTGAATTCTTGTTCACCCATCATTTCAAATTGACCGTGCATATGCTTAATGGTATAGCACCCTTCCAGTGCCACTGCTATTAATTTGTCATCAGCATCCAGAAACATCAATTTTTTAATATCTGCCATCTCTGCACGAACAATGTCATGGTATTCACCTACAAACTCGATCAGCTCCTTTTCATTCTTACCGTCAAAGAATATCGCATATAGCGACTGTATCTTTGGTACATATAGTCTTGCGTTCTTCATATCTACTCTGCTACACTTGTTACGAATACAAATACAACTCTTAAAAATACAAAAGCATATGCAAGCCTGACCCATATATTCCAATCCAAGCAATCAATTGTTCCAGCTACAAAAGCCAAAACAAGGTAAACGACAAATAATGTGGTGAGGGATGCGAATATATTCCAGAAAATTTTGCTTATCATAATGTAACCTTTTATCTTTGTTTTACGTGTAAGACTAATATAAACCAAATAAACCATAATACCATGGATAGCCTTTTAGTAATGATGATGCTTGCAACTTTCAATAATTTTTCAGAATTTCAACACACCGTTGTTGATGATAATACTGTTTTTCATGTAGTACACTTAGAAGATGGAAACAGATTAATGATTGAAGAGACTTTTGATCCTTATAGTATTTCGTTTGTTGCTGATCAATATGATGAAGACACTTTTATTTTTAGAGGATATTGGACTGACTATACAGAATATGTGATTGAAGTTGGTGTCAATGGCCACTATGATTCACCAGTACTGCATGCCTTACTGGCCCAAAAGAACAATGTTAATGAGCCATAATTGGCCGTCCGTTGTAATAATATAGATTTTTAATCACATCCTCTTCCTGTCTCATAAGCATTTGTATATACTCTTTGTATGCCACTGAGTCATTAAAGATTCTAGTCGATAGCTGTATTGTATCATTATACACTACTTCTGTATCTACATAAACTACTGAGTCATTATACATGCATGGATCACTCACTCTTTGAGCTTTTGCGTTAAGGCTGAAAAGTATTGCTGGTATAATTAAATATTTCATTGTGTTGTTTAAAGTTAAAAAAAGCTAGTCTTTCCTAGCAGTCAAAACTCAATCCAGATAAAAGGAGGTGTCAGTTGTAATCAAAGTAGGACTCGAACCTACAATCTTACACTTAATGTATTTCAGTGCAAAACATATTGTTAGTAAGGTAAAGTTTCAAACCTTAATACATGCGGTCTTTCCTCTCTCTAACTCAGTGTCTACCAATTCCACCATTTGATTATATCTTTACTTAAATTTCTTAATGATATGATTCAATGTTCCTTTACTTGAAATATTGAATTTCTCCATTGTTTTTTTATATGACCTAACACCGCAGTAGTATGCATATACCGATTCATGTGCATGTTTAGTGTTAAAAGATGCTGCATGTTCTGCATGAGCCTGTCTTACCGCCTGTGGTCTGTCCATCATGTTTTCACTAGCAGTGCCAATGGCAATATTGTCAAACGAATTATCCAATGGATTGCCGTTTAGGTGTCTTACAACCATACCTTTTTCAAACATTTTCATTCCAAACTTCTGGAATGCTTGCAACCTATGCACCCTAAGTCTTGCATGCTTGCCATCTACTCTGAAAGATATTTCTTTATATAGGTGATTTCCTCTACCTGCTTCTTTACATACTCGTTGAACCCCTGTAGAAGATATTAGTTCTCCTTCCTTGGTTACTTTATATCCTGCTGCATGTGCATTAATTACTGCTCTGCTGTTTCTGCTTAATTCATCTTTTACTGTTTCCATGTCTCAAATATACAGATTATTTCAATACAGTACCAAAAATAACAAAGCTAGTGATGCTAAAAACGCAAACCACGTTAAATAAGACACTTTCTCTTCTAATGTGGCAATATGTTCCTTAGATACCATTAAGTCCTTTTGTAGCTCATGTATGTCCCTAGCATTGCTTTCTATTACTACTTCATAAGCTCTGAATTTAGAATAATCGTCTTCATTGGTGAAATCGGACTTGCTTCGCTTATTCTTATAGTTATCCATAGATGCCTTCATGCTCAATCTATCTTGATGGATAGACTCTATTTTCTGCATGTTCTTTGTACCGACATCTAATGCACATTGGCACACTGGAACAACGGATGCCTTGGATATACCCTTAACAATGCCACCATCCGCCATCTTATAGCCCTTTTGAGCTTCTTCTATTGTACCATGTATCTTACCGCACTTGTCACACTGGATCATTTTGTTTTTCCTTTTCTGATTTAAAGAAATTTAACAAAAATGAATAATCTTCAATCAGCTCTGTTACCACTCCATTGATTAGCAGTTCGTTGTTTTTACGCTTTGTAAATTTCCCCTCTCGCTTTAAATCAACAAATACGTCCATTTTTTCATGTATTGTAAATGACTTAAAGTGTGCTATTTCTAAATCTGAATGTTTTTTGCTCATAACGACTCCTGTAGCTTTTGTTTTAATGTTTTCCAATTTAGCTTTTCTCCGCAATTGGGGCAATAGTTGTTTCTAATTATATACCCTAACCTACCATCCATGAACTCTAATGGATCTTCTGTACTCTTTTTAAAAGCAGTATGCTTATATACTTCATTTATTCCTGCATTCATGCAAGCACCCTCCTTCAATAATATTATATAGTTATCCACATATAAATCCATGTCGTCAAACTCTCCTATTCTGTGATTACACTGGCTCATATATATCCTTTATCGTTTAACTGTAACCATGCATTGCAGTCTGATAAACTGCCCTGAAAAGCTGTTGAATTATCTATCGTGTTTATTACTTGATATGTGTCGTCCATAAAAAGCATTACTCTATATTGTTTTTCCATCTGTCATTTTATCTAAATATTTATACCAATCTTCATGTGTTAAAAATGGCTCTGGACATGTACAGACTGCTGTAACCTGATTCTGTCCTATATTTGGATTTCCTATTATAAACCCCGTAGCCCTTTGCTCATCTGTTGCACTCAATACACCTCTACATCCTATACATCTATATGGCTTTAGCATCATTTTTCGTGCCTCTTCTATATCATAGCTCATTGGATTCTCGTTATCGCATTGAGGAATATGCACTGGCTTTAGACTCTTGAATCTTTCCATGTGCTCACTAAACACCTCATCTCTTGTCTTAGACCACCAATTCAATATCTTAGAGTTTCTATCATTAACCAATGACTCTAGCTTCGTGATATATTTCAATACGCTTATTGGCGTTGTTCGATAATCCTCTTCTGCGTTTTCTTTCCAGTATTTGATGTCTTTCATTTCTCAACTAATTTCATTTCTTTTTTGAATAGGGTTCTGTTTGTTGCTCCTATCATATTTCCATTAAGTTCATAGGATGTAGAAGTGCATTCACTTTCAAAGTCAACTTCAATATAATTTGATTGTTTTGCTAAATAATCAACAACCCCCCAACCATAAACAAAATCCCAAACCTTTTCTCCTACCTTCCATTCTATTTTTTGTGGCAACCCACTTAAATCAAACCCATCCGATAAATTACATTCTCCATAGCCTTTCAGTGCTGACAAATCAAATTCTTCTATTTCAGGTCGCTCAATTACTGTGAACTCATCACTCATTAATGACTTTTGTGTTACGTAAAGCCTCAAATGATCACAGATGGCGTCTAATTTTAATTCTAAGTACTTTATTCTTTTTTCTTTGTTATTCATTTCTCTATTTTTCTTGATGTCATAAACCCGTGAATAATTACCAATGTCAATAAGTGCCCAAAGTTTAAATCCTTTATGTTAGTAAGCCTAGATTCATTTAAGGTTGATTCACTACATCCACTTAATAAAAAACACGCCACACATCCTATTATTATTTTATTTTTCATGTGCTTATTTTCTTAATTGCATTTAACTCTATTTTGATTCCTCCATGCTCATTTTGTTTTGGAACAATAATATTTTGGAGTCTAAAGTTTTGAGTTAAATCTACCTCACATCCATCTGCTAAATTAAGACCAGTCAAGTCAATGGTTTCTAAATCCGTATATTTTATAACAATGTTTGTAACTCCGTTATCTATTTTAATTCCAAAAATCCTTGCTATTATTTTTTTAATTTTATTTTTCATTTCTTCATTTTTACTAATACGGTGTTTTCCAACTCATTTATTTGCCCATTTTCTGTGAAAGTATGGTACAAGTTTTCGCCAAATTTAACACATATTGGGTATGTATTGCTAACATTGGTAGAAACAACCTTGCCAACACCCCTTTCTTTATCCATAACCTTATCATTTACTTTAAATCTTAATTCTTCTCTATTTGCCATAATCTATTTTTTTAGCTTTGTTAATCTTTTCTTTGCCTGCTTTGGTTAGTCTTAACTTGAATTTGTTATTCATAGCACAAAAAAGTGAGAAGAAACTATTTTTACCCCTCCATCCATAGTCTGCATAATACTCAACATCACTCGGCTCAACCCATCCCTTTTTTAATGCCTTTAAAATATGCCAGTGTTTCTTTAAATCTTTTCTAGTCATAACTAATATTGTGTGTTTTTATAAAATTCTTCACCTCTATCGCAGAATGATCTTACCATTGATCTAACCAATCCATAAGACATTCCTGAGTGACCTTGTTCGTCTATTATATTCTTTGCTTCTTTCATGTCACATCCTTCGTTTAAGGGCTTGATTATAGCTAAGCACATACCTAGCTCCATTCCATTATATAAGTCTCCTAATCGTATTGGTACGCATTCAGTCCAATACTCCATATATTTTTCATCTAAAACCGCTTTGCCTTTATCTAACCACTGTTTAGTTAGGCTTGGAATTGACATAATGTGTTCTTTTTTGATTCGCTTTCGACTTTCCATTTGCCTATTCACGTATGCATCGTGATCAGCTTTGTTTTTACCAGTGATCTTCATATATGCTGAATCTAAATGATCTACGTCATTGTATAGCATTACGCCATTGAATTCAGCTTTATATAGTCCATCTAATGATTTAAGCTCTCTCATAGCATCTTCTATGGTATATCCAGCAGCCAAATCTATTTCTTTATATTCCTTTTTCATTTGATCAAATATATTAATCTTCTACTAAGCTACCAAACTTCCAATTCCTTGTCAAGTCATTTAGTTCATCTTTCCATTTTTTATTTTTGTTGCTAATAGATACTGTTTCTGCTGACCAAAACCTTGGCTTATTTAATACGATACGATCTAAGCCGCCTTGATATTCAATATCAGCATATCTTTGGGTACGCTTCTTTATTCTTTCCTCTATATTCGTTAACCGTTCTATCTTAAAAAATGGTTCTGGCCTTGGCGTATGCTTTTCGATTGGCTCAGGTCTTTCGATTGGCCTATATTCTGGTATTGGCTCAGGGTCTTTTCTTTGTACTTCTACCTTATGGTTAAATTCCTCAATAATTCTTTTAGGCTTCTTTTTAGTCTCTTTAATAATCTTCTTAGTAGCTTTCCTCTCTTCTTTAGCCTTAGCTCTCTTTTCTTTTTGCCTTGCTAACTTTGCTTTTTTACGTTCCTCAGCTCTTTCTGCCTCAGCCATCTCTTGCCAATACCGTTTTTCTTCTAACCTGATACGCTCTCTTTCCTCTGCCCATAATCGATCATGGGTGTCCCCTGTGACCTTACAATGAATATCTAGCTTAGATACATCTGGATATTCTGGCCATCCATTATAACCTTTAATGTCATATTCTGGTGGATAATGTCCATGACTAAGTATGTGTCCATGACCGTTGGCCATTTCATGACTGATCAATGAATGATACATGCCATGCTCACGATATGCACTTTGACTGACAAATTGCTTATGACCTTGCTCTATATTACAGTTGAAATGTAAGTTTGGTTCTGATCTCATTATTTTTTGCTTAAATAAAGATTATTACGCCTCTGTGCATACCTTTTAAGTTTCTTTTGCTTTATGTATCGATTATACATTGTTGAGTTCTGTTCATGTAATGAATGGGGTCTTACTGTCCATGACTTGACCTTTTTACGTGTACTAGCCTTACGATCTATTACATGATAGCCATTAGGGCTCGTCTGGAACATTACTTCTACTTCGTAAACGACTCCGTTCTTTTCAAAATATCTTTTTTCTCCTACCATGAAAACAAATCTATAAAAAAGTAAAGTGCCACGCAAGCAATTAGTTAGGAAATAAAAAAGGGCTCAAATAAGCCCTTTTAAGAGACTATCTCTGTCTCATCTATATATATGTGTCATTTGTTACTCAGGATCACAGTGAGCTTCATCTTCTGGATCTACATCTGGTTCTACTACTGGAAATGGAACGCCATTGGTAGCCTCTGCATCTATTTCACCTGTTACGGTGCTTAAACACCCATTAAAGAATTCATTCGCATGTAAACTTACTGCTCCTGTATTATACTCAAAACTAATGGTTAATGATCTCATGAATATATGCTTTGGCACTAAATCTGGATTAAGCATCATGTCTCGACCTCCTAAATGAAAGTTATACATACAATACCCATAAAAATGATTCAATGCACCAATGATAAGTGCTCTAAGCACGTAATAGATCAATATTATCTCATTTACGTTGTCTGAGGTTATCACAACATTAAAACTACCCTTAAATCGCTTAGAATACGTTTCTCTATACTTTCCAGCATTTTCTCCCTCATCTGAAAAGAACGCTGACTCATATTCTCCCATACCCAACCCTAATGTCTTTGTAACCTCATCTTCTGATGGTAGGGTTATGTGGATAGTTGGTGATGACATTTTGTTTCTATTGAACATAACATTAACGGCTATCTTTCTAACGTCATCTGATTCCTTATTAAACACTGTCTTAGCTTGCTCATATAAACTGTAGCGTTCCAACTTCTGATCTGCTAATAGCTTAAATAGGATCGTATCTTCTTCTTTGACCGTATTATTTAAGTCATTCTTGACGGCTGCTAATACCTTTTCTATGGTGTCGTGAATAATTATTTCTGGTACTAATGTGAGCATAACTGTGTGATTGTGAGTTTCTTAAAAAAAGTTTTATTATAATTTATTATAAAACTATATATTCTATCCTATTGATTATCAATGACTTGATTCATTTTTATAATTTTACCACGTATTATGCCTTCACACACGCAGCCCTCTACTGTATCTTTCTTTACAGGTGTAATAGCTGTAAACTTTGTTGTGAATATTTCATCACATTCGCAGTCATGATCACCCTCTCCTACTTCTAATACTTCAAAGTAATTTTCTTGTAAGAATTCATCTACTGTAGCTACACTATGAGTCTTATATGTAGTTATTATTAATGTCATTGGTGTACTGGCCATTAATACTATGAAATACATGCTTATTTGCTTCTTCATTTCTTTTTTACTTTACTTTTCCCTTTACACTTATTACATATATGTATGCCTTTAAAGGTTATCCATCTATGCTTACACACCATACATACACTTTCTACTATCTTATCCATGGGGCTAATATATATTAAAGTTTTAAATTAAACAATGCGTTGTCTATAATATCTGTTAATGTATTGCTCATTGTACCTTTGAATTCATTGTAGGTTTTCTCGGCTAAGTTCTTTGCCTCCATGCCTGGATGAATCCACGCCCCCTCATCCGAATTATCACTAACCCTCCTAAACGATGTATAAGTTCCATTGCCTGTTCCCTTATCCTTTGTTCTTGTTATACCCTCATATATACTTCCCTTGCGTTCATAATCTTTAAATGCATTGGTTTTAGGTATCTCTAATCTTGGCTTTGGCTTTGGTTCTGGTATGCCGTCTGGAATATCTTCTAAGTCTCTTTTAGTAACACTCTGACCGAACTCTTTTGTCTTTGCTATATCATATACCTTTTTAGGCATTATGGTACTAAAGTTTTCTTTTGTTGTTCCTGTTGATCCTACACTGAATGGTATTGTTAAGTACCAGCCCCCATCTTCTTTTTCTACTTTCTTATCGGATTGAGCAAAACTTAGTTTCATGTCAAAAGCTGTTGCACCCTCTTCAATCATTCTAACTATTTTCTCTTGGCTGTAGTCTAATACCACAGCAGATTTTAATAAACCTTCATCAACTACACTTAATGAGCTCAAATAAGCCCCTCTAGTGGACGTTAATTCTCTGGATGCAGTTGCCCTCCACCTTGCCTCAAATTCTTTCGCTATCTCGCTCATAGAATAGTCTATCATTTGATCCACTTGCTTCTTATCAAGTGACATCTCTCTAGCTATATCTACCAAGTCTAATGTAATTGGTATAACCATACTAACAACTTTCTTCTATCGGTAAGCTATTATCTATTATACGATCTCCATTTATATTTTCCGTATCTAGTACGTAGTGTGTATATCTACCAATTGCATGGATTGGCATTACTATATCTGATTGTTCTCTTTGTCCTTTATCTATGTTCGTTAACATTGTATGCCTTGGAATATCGATAATGTGATACTGTGGATTATGTTTATACCTAACTGTTATAGATATTTGATCCGCTTGTTCATTTCCTTCTACCAAGGTTCTAAACTTTTCATCTAAAAATATGAAGTTATTCTCTATTGTATAATCTTCATCTTCTGTTAACTGTAAGTATGGTAGTGTAGGTGATTCAAATAATGCTAGATATTCTATTTCCTTTACTGGATAAGTAAGTGAGAAAAACAATAAGTCATTTTTCATCTTTAAATATCTAACCTCATTAAATATAGAAATGCCATGTAAGACCGTTACACGATCCATAAATGATATTTCTTCTATATCCCTTGTAGATATACTTGCAGTGCCTCTATTTTCTTCTGACCACTCTTTATACTCAGTAGAATGATTCATTGAGTGTATAATGAATCTAGTCTTTACTGGATTGATAAATGCCCATCCTGTACCTCCACAATTTTGACAGTCACTTAATTGTCCACCTACTGATTTACTTTTGCAGGGGCAATGTAGTGCTTTCTCGTGCAGTACGTTATAACCCTTTTGATGTATGGCTATCTCAAAATCTCCTTTTCTGAAATCTGGCCTTGGCTTACTAATACCCGTTGGTGTACTTTGAATCTCTATTTTCTTATTATTAGCCATATATTAAAATCTCCAATAACTATTTTCAAAAACAATATCTTTATCTACTACAGTGTTTAAATCAAATAATTTGATGTCATCCTGATTAACATCTCTGGCCAACTCATATATACGAATTAACTTATTCTCTAAGTCGTACCTCTTTAAATTCTTTTTGTTCCATGGGATTTTGCCTGTATGAGATGCTTTCATTTTTGCCACATATTCCTTGGTTCTAGGTGGCTTAGGTGTACCCTTGCAAGCAAAACCTCCCCTTTGTTTAACCTCCCATGGCATTCTTGCCCTAGCTTTTTTAGTAGCATCTGATATACGTTTTCTTTGTTCCAAGGTTCTTTTGCCAGATGCATTTGTGTTCCCAATACTTCCCTGCCTTATTTTTTCTATTGTTTCCTTGGAATAACAACCTGACTTCCCCTTATTCCATATATCCCCAAAATTAGGCTTTAGACCCCCTCTAGCCATATTATAGAATACATCTGACTCTACTGCACCAAAGTAATCAATCCAATACTGTTCTGCTATATCTGCATTTTCTTGCGTTTCACAATATTCTAGTATTTGTTTCTTAAAGTTCTCCTTACCATGTTTTTTTATCGCCCACTTCAATATCTTACCTGAACCCAAATATTTTGGATCATTGTATTTGTTGTAACCAATGTATTTTTTACCATTGATTAAATTAGTGGTGCAATATATAACATGATCTACTTTCATTATACTGATGTAAAGTTAAAGCCTCTATAAAAATCACGCAGCAACGGTATTTGTTTCTTTAAATCATTTTGATAGCCCAAAATTCTTGATCCATAGCCGCTGTTAGTTGCTGAGGACGTTGTACTTATGCTTTGACTCAATCCATCTATGCCTATTGATTGTGAGGCTATCCCTGCACCTAATATAAGATCTCCTGCAATATGAAACAAGTTTATTGATGCTAATTTACCAACTACATTTAATATATCGGCTGGAATCTTCTCAAAACCAGTTACATACGCTAAATTCCAATAAAAAGGAATATCTGTTGAAGCATAGTAGTTTAAACTAGGAATTACGCCTGAGAACAATATATTAGAAGTTTGACCACCAGAAGACACAGGAACCATGTATATACTTCTATGATATAAACCGTCTTCTGATGATTTTCTGGTGGTTATCCACTCCAATGGGTATTCTACTTGTTTAGTAGACCCTAAGAACCCTTTTAAGGATAGATTACATACAACTGGGTATGTAGTCTTAATAAATCCCCAATGCTCCCACTCTTCATGCCTAAAGGATAGATTCTCTTCAAATATTTGTCTCTGTAGTTTCAGATTCAAATACTTTTCTATTTCATCCTGTGCAGCTTTGATATACATTTCAAATATATCGTCACCAATAGGAATTCCATCTTGATCTTCTATTCTAACACCAAATAAATAATTTTCTTTTATATCTGCTGCTGATAATATTAAACCAGTAGATTCTTTAGACTTTGATTGTAGGTTAATTGTAGGCATTTAAGATAAGTTTTTCTTCGCTAAGTAATTAACGATTGCTGACTTATTTTTTAACTTCTTTGTTTCTTCTTTTGGGAAATCTTCTAACAAAGAACGTAAGTCTTTTACAGAGTATTCTTGTAATGTAGATTGTTGATATTCAAAAATTTCTTCTTCTGTCATCTGTTTAGACTCTACTTCTTCTTTGATAGCTTCTTCCGTTACTTCAATTTCGTCTAATGGATCTATACCTGTATTAATGGCATCTGTTGCATCTTCTACAGTTTCAGTTTCATCTACATGAACCTCTTCTTCTTTTGCTTCTTCATCTTCTTCTTTTACAAGCTCTATACCGAACTGTAAGCCTAAAAGATCATCTACTAATTCTTCATCTATTTCAATACAGTTATCTGTATCGAATTCAACTTGTCCAACTAAAGGAAGTATGATTGCTTGACCAGTAGTGCCTTTTGACAATGATTTTAATTTTACCATGATTGTTATATTAAATTTTATATATAAAAATAAACAAAAAAGCCCTCATAAGAGGGCTTTAATGATTAATATGTTAATAAGTTCTAGTTAAGAGTTTTCCCAACGTTTACAAACTTAACCATTTTCTTAGGTGCATACAACTGAGGCGTTGCAAATAAGAATGCTACAAAAGATCTACTCAATCCAACTACAGCAAGGTCTAACTTAGATACAGGTGCAAGTTGCTTAAAGCTCATTGCTTCTTCTGTCATCTCAGCTAAGAATGCAGTTTCACAGTCAGGAAGTAATCTATGTCTGTCTCTTGCAAGACCAGGTGCAGCACTATCATAGCCAGAAGCTAATTCAGCAGCAGATACTTCAAAGATTGGGTAAAACTTACCAGTGTTCGCACCGTTTACTTTAGTTCTATATACTCTAAATGCAGTTGCAGCGAATGCAGATCCTACACCAGCAGAGAAATCTAAATCTACAGATGATCCAACTGTAAGAGTTACAGCAGCTCCTTGAACTGTTAATGCAGACTCTCCATATCTATTGATGGCAGACACAGCATAAAATACTGGGCCATCTTCACCAGCTTCAAGTACAGATGAACCATCAGTAGCAAGTGCAGGTGAAGCATCAGCTACAGGGGCAGCAGGTGCTTTCACACTTGTAGCAGTATTAGATGATAACTTAGCAGGCTCAGCAGCCATGAATTTATCGTTTCCTAGAGTGATGTCACCCATAGTAGTAGAAATAGCCTTTGGAACTGTTCCAATAACACCGTCATATCCACCACCGTTCATTAAGATACGCTGATCATTGTAATAATCTTTTGCTAAAGCAGAGATTACAACTGGTGCAGCAAATAAGTGAGTTGGAATACCAAAATTAGCATCTACTCTTACTGCTCCGTCTTCTACATCCTCTTGTTTAAGAGACTTTCCTCTTAAATCTACAACAACTTCTGATCCGTAATACGCATCAAGGTTATTATATAAGAAACCGCTACCAGTTCCAATAGAAGCATGCTGTGCATATAAACCATTCCACTCTTCTGGAACGATATTCTCGTTTCCTTTAGTGATAAAGGTATTCGCTCTACGCTGAATCCACATTACTTTGTTAGAAACCTCTTTAGCCATTGCTGGAACAAAAGATTTCACCATTTGTGCTTGAAGAGTTACAGATCCAGTTACTTGTAAGTACTTGATCTTTTCAGCACGTCTTACATACTTAGAATCTTCTACATCAGAAAGTTCTCCTTCCCCGTAAAAACCTCCACGTTGATTACCATAAGACTCTAACTGAATAAATTCTTCAACTGTGTTATAAGCAGTCATTTTTGGCATTGCATTGATTAATTTTAAATCACTTGTTCTGTGATCTAATAATTTCAATGTCTTTTCTAAAGATTCAGCTTTTAACGGCTCTTGCGTTAAAGACTGATTTGCGGTTTCACGTCCTGTGATGTGACCAGCTTGCATAGCTTTCAATAAGTACTCTGCATCTTGCCCACCGTCACCAGCGAATCCGTTTTGCATATCGTCTAAAGTGTTGTTCATTTTTGTTAACTTTAAGTTTATTTATAAATATAATTGATTACGGTAATACGTTGATTCCTAACGCTTTTAATTTAGCCTGACCTCTATCGTCAATCTGTTTTGTGGCCTCTAAGCCTTTTACGATTCGAGAAAGATCGTCATCTCCTTTTTCAATAGCCATTTCAAATGCCTTGTTGATTAGATCCTCTCTTGATTGTTTATTGCTTAAACTATAGATTTCACCCTTTTCTATATCACCACCCTCTTTTATTTTACTCTCGAACCTTTCAGCCCATGATTTAGAGATAAGAGACTTTGGTGCAGTCGGTGTATTTTCAATTTCTTTGATTCTATTTTTTAAAGTAGAATTCTCTTCTGATAAATTGTCATAAGATTTTTTGATTGTATCAAATTTTTCTTCAAAAGATTTAGAAAGATTCTCAAATTTGTCAGCCATAGCAGAAAAACTTTTTTCTAACTCGATGGTTTCAGATTTTTTGATACTACCTTGTGGTGTAATTCCTCCCATGTTAGCAGCAGCGTTTGCTCCCATATCTACAGAAGCACATGCCTTTGTAGTTACATCTTTAGAATATACTTTACTCATAGCCTTTTTGATTTCATCTTCATCCATGCCCTTACTAAATAGTTTTTTGGCATAATTGCAAGCCGACTTATAGATGCTTTTTTCCACATCTTCATCTTCTTCTTCTGAATCTTCATCTTTTTCAGCTACCGCTTCTTTTTCTTCTACATTGTCAGGTGCATCGTTTGTTTTTTCACCTTTTTCAATGTTTTCTGTTTCAGACTTTTCAACTTCTTCCGTAGCTTCGGCAGTAGTTTCTATCTCTTCTGATGTTTCAACTACATCC